CGTGCTGCTACCTGATGGATGCGTGTTCTGCGTGCCGTACAACGCGACCTCGGCACGTATTTACAATCCAACAACCGACACGTTGACGACACCAACCGGTACGTATCCCGGCAGCGCTGCCTACGCTGGCGGCGTGCTGCTACCTGATGGATGCGTGTTCTGCGTGCCGTACAACGCGACCTCGGCACGTATTTACAATCCAACAACCGACACGTTGACGACACCAACCGGCACGTATCCCGGCAGCACTGCCTACGTCGGAGGTGTATTGCTACCTGATGGACGCGTGTTCTGCGTGCCGTTGAACGCGACCTCGGCACGTATTTACGGCGGCGCACTCAGCAGTAATTTGCCAGATGCACGTGTATTAAGCGCGTATGACAATAAATTTTAACAGGAGAAAAAAACATGGCAACACAGGAACAACAAACAGCATTTCTCGAAGCGCTGACCGATGCACAAATCGCTTCAGGCGCAACGGCAGCGGAGTTTGCCGCTTACCTTGGCGCACTTGTGGGCGCTGCTCACACGGCGCAATTGACGCCGCAGGATGTGGGCGCAATCGTTAGCGTTGGTGGCATCACGACCAAAATCAGCGCCGCCAATGCGCAGATTGAAACGCTGCAAGATGAGCTTGACGCAGCCGTAGCTGCAAAACAGGCGGCGATTACCGCCGTAAACAATATCAAGGCCGCGCTACAGGAACAATTAAAACAGGCGGTGGGAGGTAGTTAATGGCGACATACGTGCCAGCGAAATATGGTGTTGAGTACATTTTTTATGTGGGGCTGGAATCGGTCGCCACCGCTGGCGCGTTTCAGAGCAATCCTACTCTCGCCAGCGGTGATGTTACCATTACAAAAGATGGCGGTTCATCTGCCAACCTAACCACATTACCAACCGTTACCCCTGCCAGCGGCAAACGGGTCAAGGTTACTGTCAGTGCTACTGAGATGCAAGCGGATAATGTATGTATCGCATTCAGCGACGCGTCAGGTGGCGAGTGGAAAGACCTCATCATCAACATTCAGACCGCAGCGCGCCAGATTGATGATCTTGCCTATCCGACTACATCAGGACGTTCGATTGATGTAACAACGACTGGCGAGGTGGGTATCGACTGGGCCAATATTGGCAGCCCAACATCCACAGTTACCCTATCCGGTACTACCGTCAAAACTGCCACGGACGTGGAGACGGACACCGCCGACATTCAATCACGCATCCCGGCTGCGCTTGTCAGTGGGCGCATTGATAGCAGTGTGGGCGCGATGGCGGCAAATGTAATCACGGCAACCGCCATTAATGCCGACGCCATCACCGACGCCAAAGTCGCCAGCGACGTGACCATAGCCAGCGTAACCGGCGCTGTGGGTAGCGTGACGGGCAACGTTGGCGGCAACGTGGTGGGCAGTGTGGCGAGCGTGACAGCGCCTGTCACCGCTGGTACAGTGAGCGACAAGACCGGCTACAGCCTATCGAGCGCAGGTATCCAAGCCATTTGGGACGCGCTCACGTCAGCACTCACCACCGTGAGCAGCATCGGCAAACTGTTTGTGGACAACATCAACGCTACCATCAGCAGCCGTAGCAGCCACACCGCCGCCAACGTGCGCACCGAGATGGACAGCAATTCGACGCAACTGGCCAAACTGGGCACGCCAGCCGGCGCAAGCGTGTCCGCTGACATTGCGGCAATCAAGGCTGAAACAGCCAGCATCCAGACCGACACCAACGACCTACAGACACAGGTTGGCACAGCCGGCGCAGGGCTTACCGCGGTGGCAAGTGCGGCGAATCTGGCGACATTGACCGGCTATGTTGACACTGAGGTGGCAGCTATCAAAGCGAAAACCGACAATCTACCGGCGTCGCCGGCCAACGAAAGTACACTGTCAACGGTGGCAACTAACGTAGCGGCTATTCTCGCTGACACCGGCACCGATGGCGTTGTGTTGTCTACGGCGCAAATGCAAGCACTAGCCGATATTGTGCTAGGGCGCAGCGTGTCGAACATTGACAACACCGCAGCTACACATAGCCTGTATGAACTGATTCAGGCGATTCTGGAGAGCAACACTAGCACTGGCAGTTGGGTGATTTACAAAACCAACGGCAGCACCACATTTAACACGCGCACGTTAGCGACTGACGATACGGCGTTACCGATTGTAGGCGTTAGCTAATGTCAGGCAACCTGCGCCGATGGTGGTGGCGCAATGCGGGATCGGAGCCTCCGCCGACAGGTGCATCGGGTGACGTGTTGCGTTGGGTTTGGCGCAATGCGGGATCGGAGCCTCCGCCGACAGGTGCATCGGGTGACGTGTTGCGTTGGGTTTGGCGTCGTGCCGGTGCGCCACCCGCTATCATCGGCAAGGTGTGTGCATATATCAGCATGAGCGTACCCGGCGCAACGTTCGCGATGGCAATGCCTGGTGCAACATTGGGTATGACAGTACCTAACGCCGATGTTGCACTGACCACACCTAGCGCAACGATGACGATAACTACGCCCGGCGCAACGATTGAGATGGAGGACTGCACCTAATGGCAGTAAATAGCAACATTACCGTGATGCCACCAGAACAAGGTACGGCAAAAGTAACGGTGACCTTCACCGACGAAACTGGCGCTAGTGTGTCACCTTCCGCTGTGACGTGGACATTGACCGACAGATCCGGTAACGTTGTCAATAGCCGGCAAGATGTCTCAGTAACGCCAGGTGCTTCGGTGTCGTTCGCCCTAAGCGGCAATGACCTCGCCATCACCGGCAACGATGCGCAGCGGGTGCTGCTGATTGAGGCAACCTACAATAGTTCGTTGGGAACAGGATTGCCGCTGAAGGCGCAGGCGTTTTTCACTATTGCCGAGTTAGTTGGCGTATCGTGACCTGTCGCGGCATGGGTTGTTAGGAGATGACAGATAGGCATGGCGCTATCAGCAAAGCAACAGCTTTTTATTGAGGAGTATCTCAAAACATTCAATGCTACCGATGCCTATGCCACAGCGTATGGCGTGACGAATCGCGCCACTGCATCGAGCAACGGTTGGCGTTTTATCCGAGAGAACATCGAGATTGCTGATGCGATTAGCAGACGGCTATCTGAGTCTGCCATGTCAGCCGATGAAGTGCTGATGCGGTTAGCTGAACAAGCAAGGGGTGATATTGGTGAATATTTACGTCACGATCCAAGCACCGACGATGTACTTATCGATTTACCCAAGGCTATGGAAGCGCAAAAGACTCGCCTTATCAAAAAGCTGACACAAAAGCGCACGACCCGCACAATGAAGGATGATAGTGAGATAGAAGAGGTTGTTACCTCAATCGAAATGTATGATGCGCAGGCGGCGCTAGGTATGATAGGCAAAAAGCATGGGCTATTTGTAGATAGAAGCGAAAACCGCAACTATGACATCGACCTATCCAAACTAACCAATGAGCAACTTGAACGCGTAGCGGCTGGTGAAGACCCGTTGCAGGTGGTGATAGATGGCTACATCGCTACAAATAAGAGCAGCGGCTGAACTGGAACGGCGAAGGCGCAATGTTGGCAAAGATGATAATCCGTTTGCGCGATATCGCTTTGATCCTATTCGCTATATTACTGACAAACTCGGCTGGCATCCGTGGGCGGGTGATGCTGAACACCCTGGACAGGTTGAGGTGCTGCAAGCGTATGAACTGGCATTGCGCCAACTGCACGAACGCTATGACTATGAGCAAGGCAACTTGACCGCTGACCAGTTGCAATACTGGACACCTGACCAGGTGATTAAAAATAGAATACGCATTGACAGCGGACACACGACCGGCAAGACCAAGGTTGCGTCTGGCATCCTTTCGCATTTCTTTGACACCTGTACGCCGTCCATCATCTATAGTTTTGCGCCAACCGCTGAGCAGATAAATGACCTGCTGTGGAAGGAAATCCGCGTTGACCGTTTTAAAAACAATCTGCCGGGGCGCGTCGCCAAGATCCCGCTGCTGAGCTTTGACGGAACCGAGCGCTCCGACCATTTCGCTAAGGGCCGGGCCACGAACAACAGCGGCACCGAAGGCATTCAGGGGCAGCATGGTAAATATTTAATGTTCGTCCTCGATGAGGCGGAAGGAATTGCTGATTTTGTTTTTGATGCTGTTGAATCAATGACTAGTGGTGGTATATCTATTGTTTTAATGCTAGCCAATCCGAGAACGCGCACTAGTATTTTTTACAAGCAACGCACTAGAGACGATGTAGCAAACTTCCGTATATCCTGCTTGTATCACCCGAATGTGTTGGCCAATCGTGAGGTTGTGCCGGGTGCGGTGCGTCGCGATTATGTAATCAGCATGACAAAGTCACATGCCGAAAGAGTAGACGAACACAATCCAGATGATAATACGTTTGAACTACCTTGGCAGCCGGGCATTATTTATAAACCGGATGCGGAAATGATGTTTCGTGTATTAGGGGTTGCGCCGGCCAACATTGCCGACAATACATTCGTACCGGTGGGACGCTATGAGGCAGCCACCAAGCGCAAGCCGGTAAGCCATGAGCCAACCGTTGCACGTATCGGTATCGACGTGGCACGCTATGGCACTGATAAGGGAACAATCTATTGCCGGCACAACGGCGCCGTGTGGCGCGAGACGGCCATACAAGGTCAGGATACAAATGCTTATTTGGACAAGTTGCGGCTACTCCTTGAGCGATTGCATAAACTGGGAGTAAAAAAAATTGATCTTCGGGTCGATGGTGGAGGTGGCTATGCATCTGGCATCATTGACCCGCTCAAAATTGATATGGGGCTACGGCGTAAATTTGTAGATGTCATTTTGCGTGAAGTACACAACAACAACACGCCAAATGATAAAGAAAGCTACTACGATCTTGGGACAGAAATGTATGCGCAATCTGCTGAGACATTGAAAGGTATTGCAATCCTATCACCACCGCCGCTGCTTGAGTCAGACCTAACCGAACGCCCATTCAAATTTGTAAACAATGAGGGTGTTGCAGTCAAGAAGCTGATGGATAAAGAGCAGTTCAAAACCAAGCACGATCGTTCACCTGATGATGGCGACGGCTTTGTGTTGGCGGTTGCACCTGATTTCATATTTAAGGTTAATGTGCCAACCAATATCAACATCGGCAGTATGACGCAGGTATCGAAGTGGAGAAAATAGCAGTGGCAAAGGCAACAGACTTTAAGGCAGTCGGCGTCACCGGCCTAAATCGGCAGGGTGGCTATATCTATGAGGAATTTCTAACCGAACTCAGCGGGCCGCGTTGGCGCAAAGTCTGTCGGGAGATGGCGGAAAATGACGCCATGATTGGCGCGATTCTGTTTGCCATTGAAATGATGCTGCGGCAAGTCGATTGGGACGTTGAACCATATCACGAAGAGACCTACACAGCCGCTGGCGAGGTAGAAAAGGTTATTCAGCCCGATGATCAAGAGCGCGCCGAATTTGTCGAAATGTGCTTGAGTGACATGATTGACACCTGGGAAGATACCGTAGCCGAAATACTCACTATGTTACCGTGGGGCTTCGCTCCACTAGAGCAAACATTCAAGCGCCGCACAGACGGGCGTATCGGCTGGGATTCTTGGTCAATCCGAGCGCAGGACACGATAGAGGAGTGGGTGTGGGATGATGATGGCAAGGTGGTCGGCTTGTGGCAAGTGGCGCCACCTGATCACTTGCGTGTGTTTATTCCGATTGAAAAACTTTTACTGTTCCGTACCACATCACGCAAAGGGAACCCGGAAGGGCGCTCCATCCTGCGCACGGCGTACCGTAGTTGGTACATGAAAAAGAACATCGAAAACATAGAAGGCATTGGTGTAGAGCGTGATTTAGCCGGTTTGCCTGTTGCCTACGTGCCACCTGAAATCCTGAGCAGTAGCGCCACGGCTGAACAGCAAGCGTTGCTGTCATCCATTAAAGATATTGTGACAAATATCAGGCGTGACGAGCAGGAGGGCGTTGTGTGGCCCTTGGCCTATGACGACAATGGTAACAAAATATATGATTTGGCGCTATTGTCTACCGGTGGCACTCGCTCATTTGATACGGACAGAATCATTGCACGCTATGACCAGCGCATTGCCATGACGGTGTTAGCCGACTTTATTCTATTAGGTCATGAAAACGTAGGCAGTTTTAGCCTATCGTCCGACAAAACAAATCTGTTTAGTACGGCGCTCAGTGCATGGCTTGATAGCATTGCCGAGACAATCAACCGATTCGCTATTCCCAAGTTATTCAAACTCAACGGCTGGCCGCTTGACCGTTTGCCCTGTCTGGAGCATGGCGACATCGAGCGGGTAAGCATGGCAGACCTAGCCGAGTATGTCAGCACCTTGACCAACAGTAGCGTGATTGTTGCCGATGATGAACTTGAGCGCCACATGCGACAACAGGCTGACTTGCCTAAGCCAGCCATGACACGCGAGCAAGCGCAAGCCAAGCAGCAACCGGCGCAACCTGATCCGAACGCACCACCGGCAGAGGAGCAAGCGAATAGTGCGCAGATGGCGTTACTCATGGCGGCGCAACGTGTCTTAGCGCGGGGGTGGTGATGAATCTAACGTTGTGGGCTGAACGGCAAAAGCAGGCGCTGATTGATGCTGGCGTGAATCCACTGGACGCGCAACAGGCGGTGCAGTGGGTCATTGACAATTTGCCGGCCGGCGCTGATCCAAGCACATGGTTGCCGGCTGCACACCACATCATTGACCTTGTGCGTGATGCTCAATCTGATGTTGTCATAGATGCAAAAGCTTACTGGCATAGTGATGAAGCAATCCCAGCGCGCTACAATGCCATCCTGTCAGCGCAGCCCGTGGATGATGAGGATGAAGGTAGAGACGTAGGGCGTGATGTTGCCGTTGGTATTTTGCTCCTATGGCTGTTTCTGCGCAACCGGGGACAGTATGCCACCGCCAAGCCGTTTCGCCCTGCGCCTATGAAGTCTGTTCACGGGCTGCTTGATACTAGCGTTTCTGCCGAAGAACGCGCTATCGCCGCCACAATCACAGCCTGTTATGATGGCGACCTGGCGCCGGCAGTGTGGAACCGTTACACGCAAGTGCAGTTACGTCGGGCGCATCTCAATTACCGTGCGTTGGGTGCAGGTGGTTATGACATGATGTCGCCTAGCGATTACCAGGCGGTTGACACTGAACTACTTAGTGATTACGCCTATTTGCACCGATTTGCAACGGATATTCGAGATGGTAACAACACGTTAGCCGAAGCGCAGAATCGAGGCGGTTTGTACATCGGTAATGCGCGCACTGAATATTGGGGAGCGCTGGCCACGATGCTACTTGCAACGGGAATAGGCGACAGTGTTTTATTGGAGCGGCGTAGACTAGGCCATGCGGAGCATTGCATTGATTGTCTAGGCTACTATGATCTGGGCTGGCAACGCGCCGGAACATTGCCAGATCCGGGTATGCAGTCACGCTGTCGGCAGAATTGCCGCTGCATCAAAATCTACCACACCGTGCCGTACACCGAAATGGGCGCATGGATAGGTACTAAGCGTAATGTAGGCTGAAGGCGTGAAAGAACTAGCGGTATAGTATGAAGCTGTAAGGATTAGGAGTGTTAGACATGTCAGTCTTGACCAACCGAGAACGCCAAATTGCATTGCTGCTGGCACAAGGCAAGAGCCAGATTCGGATTGCGCGCGAGTTGGTTATTAGCAGAAAAACTGTGTATCGCCATGTAGAAAACATTCGCCACAAGACCGGCGCAGATTCTGCTTTTGACATTGCAGTAAAAACAGCCATATCTACACGTTTCTAAAAATGGGAACATGTACTAATAGAATAGCCGTTCTAAACTCGCTACACTGGTTGTAGCGAGTTTTTCTTTTTCTTACGGGGTTGACATGGAACGATTCAGAAGCTTACCAGTCAAATCAAATCAGTTGCAGGTTGATCGTGAGCAACGCGTGATTTATGGCGTCAGTGCTGCGCAAGCCGTAGAGGCGCTAGGGCACGGCGTCATGCTCGATGAAAAGAGCCTTGACCAACTGGTGAGCATCGGTAACGCAACGCAGCGTGGTATCAAGAGCCGGTTCACGCACCCTGGTATGTCCGCCGATGGGCTGGGCAAATACCTGGGCCGGCTGCGTGATTTTCGCCGGGAGGGTGACAAGGCTGTTGCCGATTTGCACCTGTCAACACTGGCTAGTAAATCGCCATCCGGCGACCTTGGCGCTTATGTAATGGACATGGCAACCAATGAGCCTGACATGTTTGGCATGTCAGTGGTTATTGACATGAAGCGTTTTTGGCGTTTGGCGGATGGTAGTGAGCGCCCTTATTACGACGACGGTTCTGAGGAAGCACCCAAGGAAGCGCTCGACAAACTGCCAGTGGCGCGCATTACGCAATTTATCGCCTGCGATGCGGTGGATGAGCCGGCAGCCAACCGTGATGGTATTTTCTCGGCGGCGCTGTGGCATACCAACCAAGACGCGGAACAGGCGTTTGCACAGTTAGATGATGCTTTGCAGGAGTGGGGAGTATCCACCGAAAAAGCGTATGACGTAGCGCTGAAGTATTTCAATGCGCGTGGCGTCAAAGTTCAACGGGAGTTAAGAATGGACGACAAGAAAGACAACACGGCTGAACAACTGACAGCCATGCAGCAACAGCTTGCAGCGTTACAAGAGCGGTTGGCGGCCACAGAAGCGGCTAAGGCAGAAGCAGATGCACGTGCCGCACAGGTAACGACCGCGCTTGATGCCAGCAACGAGCGCATTGCCCAAATGGAAGCAGATGCACAGCAGGCGCGCTTTCGTGCGTTGGCCGCTGAATGGTCTGGTGATACCGCCGGGCATGTGGAGCTGCTTACGCAATTATCCGATGTCAGTGGCGAGGACGGGAAAGCATTTCAGTTCTATGTACAGCAACAAAACGCCGTTGCCGCACAACTGAGCGAAAGCAAACTGTTTGAGGAGATCGGTACCAGCCGGCAGGACACCAATGATGTAAGCGCTGTGTCCAAGGTAAATCGATTGGCCAGCGCTAAGGCAAAGGACGCCGGGATCGCACTCGGCGCAGCTATGCAACAGGTATTCAGCGAACAGCCGGAATTGTACCGCGCCTACGTCGCTGAGACAGAGACGAAGGTAGGTAACTAATGGCAACTCAGAGTGGATTTGTGTTTGACCACACGTTTAAGGCTGAAAATTCGCTTACCACGAAACAGTATTATTTCGTGGAGTACAGCGGCGTTGATCAGATTGACGTATGTGATGCTGCGGCAGACCGTGTTATTGGCGTTCTGATGAATGAGCCAGCGGCCAACCAAGCGGCTTCGGTGCGCATCCTGGGCATTGCGCCGGTTGTGTCTGACGGTTCCGGTACGGCCATTTCAGCCGGCGATTATGTTGGCAGCAGTAGCGGCGGCAAGGCTGTCAAAAAGGCGACCGCTGATTACAGTGTGGCGGGTATGGCGTTGGATGCTTCCAGCGTTGATGGGAAAGTGATTCGAGTTCTGCTCATGCCTGGCGCCTGGTTCCGCAGCGCTGGCGGCTGATATAGGAGTATTCAACAATGGCTAAATATACATCACGTGATGTTCATTACGATGTACTGCTGACCAACGTTAGCATCGGATACACCAACCCGTCGTACATCGCTGATCAAATGTTTCCAGTTGTCCCTGTACAAAAGCAGTCGGACAAATACCTAATTTTCGACCAATCGCACTGGTTCCGCAACGAAGCTAAGTTACGCGCACCTGGCACTAAATCCGAGCGTGGCGGCTGGACGTACAGCGATTCGTCCTACTTCTGTGACCGTTTTTCCTATGGCCACGAAATCTACGATGAAGAGCGCGATAACGCCGATGCGCAATTCACGCTTGATCAGGACGGTGCCGCTTTTGCCTCTGACAAGGTTTTAATGCAGCGCGAAGTCGCGTTTGCCACAAACTTTTTCACCACCTCTGTTTGGGGGACTGACAAGACCGGTGGCAGTGATTTTACCGTCTGGTCTGACTACGCCAGTAGCGATCCGCTGGGTGACATGGCGTCATGGATGGATACCGTAGAGGGCTACATTGGGCGCGAGCCGAATCGCCTAGCCATCGGCAAGCAGGTATGGACCAAACTCAAATGGCACCCTGACTTGATTGACCTCGTGAAGTACACCCAACGCGGACAGTTATCCACCGAACTGGTTGCCACCATGTTTGAGCTTGAAAACATCATGATTGGCCGTGCGCTGTATACCACCACAGCCGAAGGCACCGCCGAGGCAAGTGTTACCTATACCCGCATTTGGGGCAAACATGGCTTGCTGATGTACACGCCGATGGCACCATCCATCCGCACGCCGGCAGCGGGCTATACGTTCACCTGGAACCGTGTACCTAATTCGATGATGTACATCAAACGGATGCGCGACGAAGAGCGCGAGGCCGACATCATTGAGGCAAATGGCTATTACGACCACGTTGCGACCGGCACCAAAGCGGCTGTGTTTGCTAGCGGACTGGTGGCGTAGTATGGCAAAAATGTGGGCAAAACGCCCCTTTGACTACAACGGGCAGCCTCTAGATCGTGGTCAGGTGTTTGAGATGGTAGGGGCACGGTTGGACGAAAAACTTGTGCGGTTGGGCTATGTGGCGGAAGTCGCGAGGAAAGCTCAACTACATGAGTGTAGCTCTTGCGGGGCGCAATTTGTAGGACTAGGCGAGCGTCAAGGCCATTACGAAGAGCGCCACGTACAGCGGTTTTTGTCGCCAGAGGAAGAAGACGCACGGTGGGATCGCAAAGAAAAAATGCTTGAAACCGTAGCGCCTATCAATTTCGCCAACGCTGCTGCGGCGGCGTAAGGGGGGATCAATGAATCGATTGACAAAAGCCAAGGCGTTGGTAGGCGCTATCAACACCCCAACGTTGCAAGTAAACGGCACCACCGTAACAGCCACGGCTGCTGAACTCAATCTGAATGACAATCAGGTGGCTAGCGCAACCTTTACCGTAGGCACCGAAACGGGCGGCAATACGATCAATGTCGCTATCCAGTTGAAAGACGCCGCCGGCACTGACATGGCCATTCGTAGCGCTTTGCCCTGGTATCTGTCCAGTGATGCAAATGGGGACGCTATCGCAACCGCCACAAGCGGCGGCATTGCTATCGGCACCGATGGTTTGTTGCTGGAATGGACGAACAATCTCAGTGGCCTTGTTATCAGTGAGTCCGATGGTGACATTGATGTCAATTTGGTTGAGGCTAGTACCGGTACATGGTACCTCGTGCTGGTGTTACCCAACGGGAAATTGTCTGTGTCTGGCGCGATCACCTTTGCCTAATCATGAGTATCCACAATGTCCGTTTGCTAATTGGCGACAATGACAGTGCTGACTATGTGTTGCAGGATGTCGATGTAGCGTTTTTCCTCGATGAGGCAAACAACGACATTTACCTTGCAGCGGTCATGGCGGCTGAGTCCATAGCGGCCAAATATGCACGTCAGGTTACAAATTCGCAATCTGATGTGCATGGCAACCATACACTGACACGCAACTACAGCGACCGGCATAAACACTACCTGGATTTGGCAAAGCGCCTAGAGCAGCGGCGCACAAGCACAAATATGCAGAAAATGTCCACCGGTGTGTATGCCGGTGGTATTAGTCGGGCGGACAAAGTAACGCGCAGTGGTGACACGGACAAAACCTTGGCGGCATTCACACGGACATTGCACAAAAATATAGGCGACACGGGAGATGGCAGTAGTATTTTGGAATGATCTAAACGACGAGCTTGTCGATACGTTCGCCACAGCGATGGGTACAAGCAGCGCATACGCCACGATGAAGGCAGCTACGATCAATGACCGTATCTTTGCGGATGCGCACGAGTGGGTAACGTGGACACTGCCGGCTGTGTCGGTGGCGTGCTATCGGGTGCTATACAATCCCTATGGACACGTTGGGACAACCAAAAAACTGTATGAACGCACGTACAAATGTGCTGCATTTGGCCTAATTTCCGGTGCTGTGAACTACCTAGCAACGACACCGGTAGACACGCTTTCTGATAGCCTGCGCGAGTATTACGAACGAGTAGAAAGCGTGTTATCTACTAATCAATTTTCGTTTACTTCCGCTGGAGTACAGTGTCGCAGTGTCACGATTACGGCAGGCGATTTAGATGTAATCCGCTATCCAACTGATGACATTGATAGTACGCGGCGGATCGGGATTGCCTATTTTACGTTTGATGTTATAGCGAAGGTGAATCCAACATGACACGAACAGAAGTACTTGAGTATATCGCAACCACGCATGGCGAGGCGCTGCAAGAGGCCGGCATCGAATTGACTGACACGCCGGAAAACCTGCTTTACGTGCTATATGATGCCATGATTTACGAAAGCGTCAGCGATGCAGCGCAAAAGGCGGAAGCGGATCGCAAAGTCGCCCAGTTAATTGCCGACAGAACGGCAGGAGAATAACACATGTCGGCAACATCAGAAGCCAATTCACTCGGTTCATTTTTTGCGATTGCGGCGCAGGGGAGCAAGGGCACTGCTGCCACAACGCTATACAAACTGATTGCCACCGAATCAGGATTAGCGCCGGAGTTTGAGTATCGTGACACGCGGCTTGAGCACCCCAGCACCGGCGGAACGACCTCATGGGCCAGAGCGAACACCAACCAGGTTACAGGCTACATCGGACGGGCCACAGTGACATTTGCGCTACGTCCCAAGGGTATTGTACCTGTGCTGCAAGGCTGCGGGTTTCAGGTCAGCACCGCTGACAATACCACCTATTACACACACACGCTAACGCAGGGCACAGACGCTGCGCACAAGTGGGTAACAGCCATCTGGAAGGTTGACGATAGCGACGCTGCTTACTATGTGCGCGGGGTCGATGGTCGTTGCACAAGTTGCACAATCACTGTCAACACTGACGAAATCATGTGTACCGCCGAGTTTGGGTTCTTGACCGTGGCGCCGCTCTCTGGCTCGCCCACTTACGTGGCTGAACAGGCTGATGAGATTGTGCCTTGGATTGGGGCGCGTACAGACATCGATATCGGTGGCTATACCGTGGTTGAAATCATGCGTGGTGCTGAATTTGCGTTTGAAAACACGCTGCGCGAAGACGATAAGGCGCTTTGGACGCAAACCCGCGTTAACCTACAGCGCCAGAACATCAACATCACCTGTAACTTCACTGAGGTCAATGTAAGTGATTCCGTCTACGAGGCGTTGTACTACGGTGCTGACGCGGGGTCAACGGTGGCCACGGCGCCGGTGACAGGCGCCGTGGACGTAGAGTGGCGCAGCGCAGCCAACATCAGCGGGGCGGCGGTTCCCTACGAATTTGAATTTATTGCGCCATCGGTGCAATGGGAAGCCGCAGACATGCCGACAGCCAGCGATGACAACCTGATTACTATCGGTGCAAATGGCACGGTAGTGGGTGACGTAGCGACGCCCTGCACGGTAAAAGTTATCAACAATGTGAGTAGCTATTGATGGACCTGAACAACTGGCAACGTACCTATCAATTGCCGTTTGCGGTGGATGATGGCGAAACAACGCAGGAATACCGGCTGACGTTTGGCACCTGCAATAACTTGGACATTGGCGTATTCAACCGGCGGCGCAGCAAGGCATGGGACGCCATGCGCACCCTGTACGGCGATGATTGGCTACAGAATGACGAAGCAGCAGCGTTGCACAATTTGATCATTCTCCACGCCGTGATCATGGCGGGACTAAAAAAAGTTGAGCTTAAAACTGAAGACACCTGGGCAGATGCCAAATTACCCGATGCTTGGTATGACCCACAGCGCTTTGCTACCGAAGTGCCCGCCGGGCTGATTGACACGCTGGTGGATGCTGTCACGGAAGCGGGAAACCCGATGCGCCTATTTTCCTATTTGCCGGTGGGAGATGAGGAAAAAAAAGCGCTGCGGCTGACCGTGATGCCGTCCGCGAGTTAGCCAAAGCCGTCGTTGCGGCAGAAGAGGCGGCCAAAGAGGATAAGCCATCCAAGCCGCTGACACCGGATGAGTTGCGCCGGCAAAAACGGGAACAGGAAAACGATGCACTGTGTGATCCTGTATCACTCGAAATATTTACGACTTGGTACGCGTTCGGTGGCACACAGCGCGGCCTATCACCTGTTGAAGTCCTGTCGATGCCCGCCTGGTTACGACAGGACTTTTTGTTGATACAGAACTATATCGGGAATGAGCGGGACAACGTGAAGCGATTTAAGCCAAAGAAGAAAACGGTAAAGCGACGATGATCACACTTACCACAAAAGATACGTTTGACGACGCTGAGCGCCTGATTGACCGCATTACCCGACCAGGCAACGGCAACAGCCGCAAGCTGGCAGACGGTATTCGCCAACAGTTCCAGGCGAATTTTACGCGCCAGGGTAGCGGGGCCGGCGCATGGGCGCCACTGGCACCTGCTACAGTAGCGCAACGACGGGCGCAGGGGTATGCAGGACAGCGCCCGATCCTGGTGCGTAGTGGCGATTACCGTCGTTCGTTTTTGGAGCGGGGCGGCGACAACCACGAACGCATTTGGCAAAGCGCTGTTGGGCTTAGCGTTGAGGTAGGCAGCGATGACTATCGGGCGCGCGAGTTGGAATTAGGCACAAGCAGAATACCAGCGCGCCCGGTGACGATTTTGGATGACAACCAGGATGAATCACTGGTCAGGCTTATTGATTACATGGTCAACGAGATTGAAAGAGATGTGTGGCGTTAATTCGATAAAGGATTCCGCCGTGGGGCTGGCTGTGTTTTCGCTTGGTCTTGCTTACCACTTTGTTGATTGGCGATGATTTGCAAAAGAGCCACTTGCTTTTCCAGTAAAACAACGATTTCGTTAATACGGAAATACCAGAGAATGACATAGCGCGCTGCCAGAAATATGGCAAGAAAAACAATTACAGCAATAGCAAGCACGGAAGCTGCCAAGGTGATTGATTCAATATTCATGTCATTTCCAATCGAAAATAGTGTTAATTGAGGTTTGTAGATGGCCAGTCGCGAGTTAGTTTATCGCATAAGTTTAGACACTGCAACCGCCAAGCGCGAGGCGTCGCATATCCGCGCCACGTTTGAGAAGGAATTGCGGCAGATTAGTCTAGGCAAGTTGGATACTAGCCAATTGTCCGTAGCCGCAAAACAAGCCCAGCAACTAAAACATGAACTAGACGGTGTGGCTGAATCTGGTAGGCGAACGGCAGAAAGCTTTAAGTCAATACAAGTGCCTAGTATTGGCAACGTATTTGGTGACATTATTGATAGCTTCAAACTGCCGCCGGCTTTGCTTGGTGGCGGCGTTGCCGTTGGTGGCATTGCGTTGGCATTGGCGCCAGCCGTTTTGGACATGGCCAAGCTGGGTACCGAATCAATCCGCACAGGTAAGGCTTTTGAAATTTTGTCGGGTGGTGCGTCACAGGCTGAGAAAAATATTGCGGCTATCCAAAACGCAAGCGGTGGCACCGTTAGCGAATTTCAAGCCATGCAGATTGGCAATCAAGCGCTAGCGTTGGGCCTGGCTAATACAGCAGAAGGGTTTGCCCGATTAACGCAGGCGGCGCGTGCTGTGGCGTTTGTTAGTCCAGTAATCAATGATATTCAGTCGGCTATTTCTGAGTTGGGGCTAGCAGCCGCCAACACGTCATATCGCCGCCTAGATCAACTTGGTTTGTCTGTGTCCGAAGTGCGCAGCAAAATGTCGGAGTTGCGCCGAGAAAATGAAAATTTTAGTGAAAGTCAAGCTTTTCTTGAGGCAGCCGTATCGACGCTGTTATCGAAATATGGTGCCATTTTAGATTCTGAAGAGGCCAGGGCCACAGGGCTTGAGCGCATTGCTACAGCTATTGCTGATATACGTACACAAGCGGCTGAAGAAATTAGCATTACGGTTAATTATGTAGCTAATCCTATTGCTGATTTGTTTGAGCAAAAAGCCGATACAGATAAAAAAGTACAACAGTTTTTAGATAGTACGGCAGAGGCGCGGCGCATTGTAGATCAGGGCGTCAAAGGCGCCGATCAAGCATCGCAGTCCTATATTGATAGCATCAAGGAAACGGTAAAGCTGTGGGATGAAGGATCACTTAGCGCAGCAAATTACCGCATTCGCATTGACGGTCTTGTAACTGGTCTGCAAAACTATGAAGCGGCGCTAAAACAAACTCAAGAAACTACACAAAAAACCGAGAACGACCGGCTCGCTTCCATTTTTGAACAGCAACCAGCCATTAATCAAGCATTGGCGGGACGTGCTCAAAAGGCGGCTGGCACCATTGGCATTGAGCAATCCATTGCTATTTACCAACAACAGAAAGCGCAAATTGAAGAACTCTTACAGCAACTTGCTGATACCGGTGTAAAAGACACTGGCGAGATTGCAATCCGTGTGGCTGACATCACACAGCAACTAATGGCGCCGTTTGACGAGCTAGAAGCGCGTGCTAAGGCGGGCTTCAGCCTCGACGTAAGCGCTTTTGAACAAATCGGTACAGCGCTCAGTAACATGAACGCCGGCTTTACTGACTTCCTACCCGGTGTTACTTCAGCGCGTGAAGAACTGATCAGCCTGTCTGATCAGCTAATGCTGACCGGGCAACTCAGCGATGAACAGGCGGCGCGCCTGAAGTATCTAGCATCAGTTGCCATCAGTGTAACCGAAAATGGTTCGCAGCTATCAAACGTTATTGGTGATTTAGGCAGTGAATTTTTAGAAAGCAATAGTTTTGCGGCTGAACTTGTCAATCAAATGGTACTGGCTGAGGCTGCTTACCGCAATGGGGCTATTACTGGCGACATTTACGCCGGAATTATGGCGGCTTTGTCCGGCAAACTACTGACGGTTGCACAGGCTGCTGGCATCGCAACCGGTTCTATTTACGCACTCAATCAGGCGCAATCTGACATGGCTAGTGCGGGCGGACTAGCCATCGGCGGCAGCATTGCCAACCGTATTCAAGCGCAGCAGGGGGCACAGGCGCGTGATCATAACCGGCGTGAATTAGAACGCTACAACCGTGACAAAGCACGGGCTGAGGAACAGTCTGCGAAGCGGGCCGGCAAAGTGTTAGAGGACGGTGCTAAGAAAGCAAGTCAGGAATTAAAGGCGGCACTAGACAAAGTGCCAGGTCTGTTCGGGACGACGCAAGTCACTGAGCAGGATATGAAGGATACCGAGCTTGGTATCTATGTCGAAAAAGCAGACGAGTACTTGCGCCGCCTACGTGACGAAGTCAAAAATGGCAAGGACTGGGCCGATGTCAGTATCGGGCAAGCACGTGAAGGGTTGGTGCGGGCAGGGCTTGATCCTGGCGTCACAGAAGAACAAACACTAGCGCTGCTAGAACGTGCAATCAATGATAGTTCATTGTTTTCCGCCAAAGAAAACATCCCGATTTTTATTAACGAAGAAGCGGTCAAGTATGCGCAAGACCTCCAAACGAAAAGCGAAGAAGGCCGCAAAAACATCTATGAGTACTTTGGCGTGCAGGTTGATGAAGCCGTTAGCGCAGCAACGGGCGGCGGCGGTGCGGCCATTGAAGTCAAGCCGCCTGATCTAATCGATGTTGACCCGCTAACGGCAGGACTGCAAACCGGCCTAGATGATGTGATGGTCAAAACCGGTGAGAAGATGCGGCAGGCAGTGAGCAGTGCAGATGTCTATAGTTCGGATGAACTCAAAACAATGCTGTATGGCACAGGCCAAAAATCGGGTGCTACTGGCAAGCAGATCATCGGGCCATTACCGAAAGAGATTGCCATCACCGCCGACCCTGCGGTGACTAACTGGCTAGCCAGTACGGGGGCGCAGGGTGGCACCATGCAGGGGCCACAGCCAAAACTGACACCAACAATTGATACGACCGGATTGCAAGCGGAGTTGGATAAAATTGAGTTAGCCGCGTCCGTTCACTTGGCTGTGACGATTGAGGACATCCAGTTATTTCGTGACACTGTGACAGCACTGGTGAAACCGAGTGTGCAGGTGAGTTTCGCGCTAGCGACTACCGCGGAAGGCGGACAGGCACAGACCCCTGTGGCTGCACTGGTTGCGCAAATTAGCACCGACATCGGCGCCAATGCTGCAACTTTCGCCACGCAGGGGGCCACGGTTGCGCAAATTATCATCGCTGGCATGATTGCCAGTATGAAGGCGCAACAGTCTGGCGAGGAAGGCGGCGAAACAACTCCTTTTGCTACTGCACTGGCCGGCAAGCTTAGTACGGAGTTGACGACCTTGCAGGGCACTTTTTACGCTGTCGGGTTTGGCCCAGCGCAATCGGTGCAGGACGGTTTCACTGGCTACAGCTATGCCGACATGGGCAGTGGTGTACTGGACGCTGTCACGACGTCTATCCGCAAAGATGCAGACAACTACAAGCAGCGCGGCAGCACGATTGCCAGCTACATCCAAGCCGGTATCAACGAGGGCTTTGGCAGCAACCTGTCATTTACCTACGCCATGAACAGCGGGGCAGCCTGGGCGCAAGGATTTATGGCTGGCGCATTGGGCGCTGTCGGTGGCGGGGCATTAGCACAGGCGATTAGCGACAAAGTGATTAAAGACATTGCTGATGAGATGGAAAAGTAAAACATGGCCATGAGTTTAGGCGGAACAAGCCTATCAAGCAGCATCGAGGAGCGCGGGCGCTACCGCTACGAAAAGCCCATTTTGCGCTACAACGGAGACGGGGAAGCCGTTACCGCAGGTTACGCCAAAATTACGTGGACGTTCCCATTTTTGGTAGCAGCGGATTATACCTGGATACGTGACACACTATTGGGTGGTGCATTTAGCGTTACGTATTCGTCGGGATCTCTGCTTGACGATAAGGGCGCCGCCATCAGCATTACCAACGCCGTGGCGTACAGGCCAACGTATGAGTATGCCGCCAACGCCGTATTTGAGAATGTCACTTGGACTATTGATAGGGTTGCTACGTAATGTCAGCCGTCACACTACCACACGTAAAATTCAGGATATACATCGGGCCACACCACATGCATTATGACTGGAGCGCGCACGATGCTGGCGCTGCGTTCAGCAGCAGCCTGTACACACCTACGACGACCACCGGTCAGATCAGTGGTGCTACATCACTTGTGATTGGTAGCGCGACCGGCTATGGCACCACAGGAGGCGTGTGGGTAGCTGGCAATGGCAGCGGGCAAGGCTGGGAGTACGAGCGCTTTACCGCACGCAGTAGCACCACGCTAACCGTAGTGCGCGAGTCTACTACCGACCGTGAGCACAACGGTGCGCATAGCAGCGGCGCTAGTGTGTATCAGTTTTACCCGGTGACAACTAATGGCGGTGAGTTGACCATTAGCGAACAGGCAGACGAAAACGTCACCACAATCACCTGGACAGCCACGATCAGCGGCGTGCGCGCGCCACGCCACGTCCTACGCAATGGACACATTGTGGTTGTCACCACGAGCACCGATGGCGGAAGTTACACGATTGCGTTAGTTGGTTTCGTGGACAATCCGACCATCAGCGATGACTACAAAAGCAATTCCGAATGGACACTCAACATTGTGTCGTCTGCACAGATTGTAGCAGAAGTTGATGCGCGTGGCGTGCGTATCGGAGAGGCAGACATAGCTGACGCAGGTAGCGCCACCTCAACCACAGAGCTTGTACTGGCCTACAACGAGCGCCACAACGGTGATTTCACCGCAGCGTCGCCGGAATTTAGCGCCGGGTCTGCCATTGACAACGAATTAAAAACGCTGTGGATTGCCGAGCATTTTACCGGCACGGACTATTGGAGCAACGCACCCAATAGCGACCCTGAGAACGGGTACGATCTCGCCTTTGCGCACATCTACATCAATCCCCCCACGGCGGCAGGGCCAAATGCGCGCTTTATCGAGTTGCGTGTGCGCAGTAGTACAAACGTGCGTGGATTTGCTCTCAATAGCGCCAACGGGGGCGGCGTTGAAATTTGGATCTTCAACGGCCCAGGGGACGTGGAGGACGGCGGCAGTATTTTCTTGGTGGAAGATGAAGATACGTTTGCGCGGCTGAATCCGCTAGCGCAAAGCGCCGCCATTTACGAAAACAAAGCGTTTTTTGCGCACATCGAAGCAACCGGCGGCGAATTTTGGTTGCGCTTAGGCGAACTCAACATCTGGCAAAGTCGCGTGCGCTGGGGTGACGGTAATGGCTACGTACAGCATGAGGATGCGCCAGATCGGGACTGGGATGGCGCCACCGTAACAGCGCCATCAACGGGCCAAACCATGCGCTACATTTGGACACACAGCACCGGCGACGCGGCCGATTACTGGGAAACTGACATGGTGTGTCATGCCGGCTACAACATTGACGATGACGATCCTATCTGGATCATGGTCACGTTGCCAGGGTTAGGGTTGAAGCTAGCGGAGGACATTACGTCAAGCGTACCCGGCAATAGCGGTACACTGTATATTAATGGGCCGGATGACAAATACTCCACGGATGGACTACCAGCCTCTGGCACGCTGTTTATTGGTGATGAGCAAATCGCCTACAGCAGTAAATCGTCAGCAGGCTATGTCACATTAGCGTCAAGTGGCGCCCGTGGCGCCGGTGGCACTACGGCGGCTGCGCACAATAAAGACGACGAAGTTTTTATCATGGATGGTAGTGTCGCTACTGATGCCTATCTGATTGAAAGCATCGGGTGGCAGCGTAGCGCCGGCACAATCTACCCTAAGCACATAACCCTGTTCACCACCAACATGGTGGAAAACGTGCGCACGCCTGATCAGGATGATTACCTTGATGACTGGACGGCGATTGTCACACTGACGACTAACACGGACTCATACCACACCGCAGGCTCCATCAATGCGCGGGTGCGCCATCTGCTGTATGAGATTTACAGCATGACAACCGATCCCGCGCGGCCGCGCATCAATGAGATTAACGCGATTGTCGATTCATCACTTCACAACCCTGACATGTGGTTGGATACGAACACGACCGCAGGCGATTTGATTCAGCAGATTTTGGAATCAGCCGGCATTTGGCCGGGTGCGATCGCGCATAGTGGCACGTCACAACTTGTGTCAACAGTGACCGCCGATGACAACGCCTGGACCGTCGTTGCGGATATTGCTGAGTACGCCGCCTGTCGGGTGACGGTGGGACGCGACAGCAAATTCACGATTGCCGCTGATACGTTTTGGACGGGGACGCCATCAATTGCCACCACATGGAACCGAACAAGCGCCGTCAGCATCAATCCTGCATGGCGTAAGGTGACGCCGGTGTCACAGGTGATTTTACCGTGGCGTGCGCCGAGCGGCGAGGACAACGGTAAAATCTACTATCCCGCCTCACCGGAGCGGGGCAGCAAATTAGAGTTACCGGAACGGCTATACGCCAACAGCACGGCAGCTACGAGCGCAGCGCGGCGGCTCTATTTTATGCGCCTGTATCCAACCGAGGTCATGGTAACGGCGACCGACGATGTATCGGACAAGCGGCCAGGGGAAGCGCATCAGGTTTATTGGAAACTGTACGATGATTCGGTGGCGATTGACCGCAATACGGCGGTCATGAGCGCTGAGCACACGCTAAAGGACGGCTATTGGTCGTCAACGTTCAGATTGATTCAATATGGACACGAGAGTAATTTCTAATGCCATCAGCAGCATTCAAGCGCAATATCAAGCGCATTAAAGACAAGTTGGGGCGCGACTATGAACCATCCGCCGTAACACCAACTGCCGGGCCAGTTGGCAATGGCAAGCTTTTCATTGGCGGCCAGATATTTGATGGCGACATCAGCGGCGTTGCGCAGGTTGTCAATATTGGGCGCCCAGCGGCGGCACAGTATGCACCCAAGATCGGCGGCACCACTACAGTTATTAGCAGCGGCGGTGGCAGTTCGTCAACCGGTACGGGGACTACGGTAGACCTGACAAGCATTACAGGCGCTGGTTTGATTATGCTAGCGCAGGATGACTACTTCACCAACGAGCGGTATCTAGCGGTGTCATCGGCGTTGACGTTGACAGACGGTGGCAGCAACGCCGCGCTGACAATTGGAATGAACACACCACCGACATTGTCAGTTTCATCTGTAGCTAGTGCCTCTACCGGCTCACATCCAATTACGAGTAGCAGCGATCCCGGTGCGTTCGCTTCGCTGCTAGCGTCTAATTCGGCTGGCAACCTGACTTTGCCGACCTTTACAGCCTCTACACATGTAGCAACGCCTCTGCTCAATACAGCATCTGGCAACTTGACGATTGCGCCGGCTGCCGATCTTGTTATCGATGCCGGTGGCGATGACATCATTCTCAATGCATCAATGAGAATTGGTACGAGTAATTTTGTTTCGCAGTTGACCGGCTGGCGTGCTGACTACAATGGCGCCGCTGATTTTCGCTATTTGTTTGTAGACGAGTTGCACGCCAAAGCGTTTATTGCCGACTTGGAGCAAGCGCTGGCGGGTGGACAGATTATCGCTAAATCCGTCACAATTTTATACAGTGATTTTACCGCGCCGGCGGCCAGTGCATCCACAACATTGACGGTGCGTGATTTACCAAGCGCCACCGGTATGGCTGTGTTTCAGGACAGCGACATTATCCGCATTCGTGAATTTAGCCGCAGTGGTGGATCGTTGTCGATTAGCGATTGTTGGGGCACTGTTGCGCTTGATACGAGTTACGGTACAAGCGGCTTTGACAGTGCCACCAAAACACAACGCTACACGTTCACGCGCTCAGCCGCACCCAATGCCGGCGCCATGAGCAGCGGCAACGTGGTAGAAGCTGACGCTATCATTCTGGACTATGGTACATCGGGCAATGGTTTCTATGAAGTCAATGCTATCGATGGTTACTATGCTGCTAATAGTCCATACAGCCAGATCGTAACCTGGACAGGGCACCCGGCAACGGGACAGGCGCTAAAAGTGCGACTGGGCAATCTGGGAGGCGTTACCGACACAACGCTGTCACCGTCCGGGTACGGCCTATATGCAGACAACACATATCTAAAAGGCGACTTTCTAACCGGCAATGGCGCCATCCGCATGTATAACGCCAGTGGCATCAATCTGCAAGAGGATGTTTGGGGGAGCTGGGACAACCGGCGCGCGTTGCAATGGTGGCCGGATGTGTCGTCAATGAGCGGAGATCCATCGCTGTCAATTTATACCGGCTTGGTTGATGGCGGCTTTACGGATGACCAAAACTATAGCTACATTGATGCCAATCCAACCGGCGACCAATTAGCAGCGTTGGCCATAACCGCCTTTGGACAGGGCACCGGCGACGATGCAGCCATTGTGATTTACGGCGGTAGTCAGGCATTAGCGGCCACGCCGCTGATCAATGTTATTGCTGACGAAATCGATTTGATTGGTACAACCACGTTTACCGGTACAGCGTCGGCGCGCAATATCAACCCACAGGCTGATGTGACCTACAACCTTGGCACAGCGTTGCTACGTTGGGGTACGATGTACATTGACACGATCAACGTTAGCGGCGGCATTAGTGGGGCTACGTTGAGCGGCGCTGAGTGGGAATATGCCGGCAGCATGGTAATCGACGCCCACAGCGCGTCAGCCACCACGGTCAGTGTCGTCAACCAGGGCAGTGGACAGGCCAGTCTGGATGTCGAAAAAGACATCACGCTAGGCGGTACGGTTGACGGCGTTGACCTGTCGTCATTCAAAAGTAGCTATGATAGCCACGTGGCTGACGCCAACGCTCACCACACACGGTCGCACAGCATTACATCAAGTAGCGACCATACAGCCACGGGAGCAGCGCTTGATATTGTCGGGCTGTCTGCCACAAACACATTGGGCATTCTGACGCCATCTGCGTCGCCTGGCGCAGCGGCGGCGATCCTCAAGACGGACAGTAGCGGCATTCTCACGCTAGTGCAATTGACCGCTAGCACAAAGGTTCGCACGCCAGCGATTGACACAGCAAGCGGCAACCTGGCCATTGCACCGGCGGGCGGCACGGTCGCCATTACGGGCGGCGTGACAGCTACCACATCGGTGAGTGTGCCAACGGTGACTACGGCTAGCGGCAACTTGACACTGACAAGCACAGGCGGCACGGTGGCTGTAACGGGGGCATTGACCGTGAGCAGCACAGCAACTGTTACAACGAGTGTGACAACACCGCTTGTCACATCGAGTGCGTCGTTAGCATTGAACGCTGCCACTGGCACCGCTGTGAACCTGAATGTCAATGGCATGACCTACGCCAGCGTGAATGCATCGCGCTTTGACATAGACACAACGCTGCGTGTGCGGCAGAACGGCGCTACACGCTACCGCAGTGACCGCTATGTGAGTGGCGGCTATACCTATATCGACGCCTATGACGATACCGGCTTAACCTACATGCCACTCTATCTGGATAGCAGCGCTACAATCATGCGCGCTTACGCCAGTGCATCAAATTACATGCAGTTTGATGCTAGCGGTTTGAAATTTGGCAGTGGACATGTCACTAGCGATGACTACGCTAGCCGGGTAACTGGCTGGCGCATGACTTATGCCGGTGCTCTAGATGCACGCAACATCTACGCTGATGAAATGCACGTCAAGGCATTTGTAGCCGATTTGGAGCAAGCGCTTGCCGGGGGGCAAATTATCAGCAAGTCAGTGGCTGTGATTGCTACTGACTTTGTGGCGCCTTACGCCGGTGGTAGTCAGATTTTGACCGTGGAAGATTTGCCGAGCGCTAGCAACATGGCGGTGTTTGAGGCCAATGATATTGTGGCGTTGCGGTCGTTCAGCCGGGCTAGCGGAACGCTCACCGTTGGTTATTGTTACGGCGCGGTCACAGGCTACACAGATGGCAGCGGTACCCAGTCGTGGACATTTACGCGCAGCGGCACAACCACCTACAACACGATTACGCAAAGGGGCAGCGCAACCAGTGCAAGCACATCTAGCGGGACCAGCGTAGCACCAACGAAGCCAACGGGCGTTACATCTGGCGATGTGCTGTTAGCCGTCGTCACGCACGATGGATCAGCGGACACCATCACCGCAACCGGTTGGACGATGATTGGCGCCTATCAATCTGGATCAGACATCAATCTAGTCATGTATTACAAAGTGGCGGGTGGGGCAGAAGGCAGCAGCTACACTTTCAGCACGGGATCATCTCATGCGCTAGCGGCGTCAGTTGTTGCTTATTACAACGTCAGTACTGCGTCAGCTTTTGACGATTACAGCTATAGCGTCAACAGTGCAGGCACGCAGTTGATTGGCGCCACAGTATACGCTACGGCGACCGCCAATCAACTGGTGTTCTTGGGTGGTATCACCAATAACACATCGTCAACACCGCCGTCCGGCATGACGGAATTGATTGACGCTGGTTCGTCTGGCATTCGTGTCTACGTGGCGCATCAGGCGCTTGCGGCCAGTGGCGAAACAGGTAGCAAAGTGGGCACAATCAGCGCTAGCCACGCGTCAATCGTGGGCATGGTGACGCTACGTCCAACCTATAGCAGCATGAGCGCCACCGCTGGCGCTATCGCGGCGGGTACGACGATAGAGGCTAAGGGTCTGGCGCTCGATTTTGGCATTAGCGGCAACGGCTATTACGAGGTGACGACGGTTGACGGTACATACGGCGCCAATAGCCCGTATGCGCAGGTTGTCAGTTGGACAACACACCCCCAAAGCGGTTCCGTAGTGCGCAACCGCATAGGACACCTGAATGGCCTGTTCAGCGTAGCAAACGAATATGGATTTTACGCCGGGGATGGCACAGGAACCGCCAACAACTATCTGCGGCTTAGCAGTTACACGGCAGCTTTTAATAACATCCCGATCACTATGTACAATAGTGGTACAAAAATTGTTGAACTGAGTACAACAACTGGCCTGGATATAGCAATTGACACGGATGCCGATGACGGGGAAAGAGCAATTTCTTTTCAAAGTGGCGGCACAACTTACAGTCATATCAAAGGCTATACAGTTGGCGACATTCATTATGTGCTAGTGCAGGCCAATCATATATCGGGACTTGATTCTGGTGTACAGATTCGCGCAAGTGCCATTACTGGAAAAGATGGAGTCATTAGCCTTTCAACGTTCGGGGAGTTGACGACACTATCAAACTATATCACAATGACGCATCCAGCATCAGCCGATGTCAATGACGCAACAATTGAAATTTACTCAACAGGTGACATTTCATTAACGGCTGATTCGTTATCAATAGCGAGTAGTGCCACAATTAGCTATGGGCTTACCATTTCTGCCGGTAACATCAACATGAACGGCAACAACATTAGCAACGTGGCCGCGCTGGGCATCGGCTACGCCACGCCGGGTGGCGCGTGGACAACGAGCGGGTGGTCCAAGGCGGTTGAGTTCGCCAATCAGGGCGCAGCGCTAGTTTGGCGCAAGGCGGCGAGCGGGGTAGCGCGCGGGATTGGCGTGAGCAGCAACGGGGTTCTCTATTTCGCAAGGAGCACCGCCAGCGATAACAGCGCGGCGGTGACCTACGATATGTATCTCGATACAAATGGCGGCCTAGTCATGCAGCCAGCGGCGGGTACGAGTGCGATTTATATTGCGACGCCAGCCAATCAAACGGTTTCGGGGATATATCTGGCCGCAGCGGACATGGGATCGAGTTACGGTCCCCACATCGTCGTCAGTCGCAACAGCAATGCGTCTACACCAGCATCTGGATTTATGCAGATCGTCAATCGCGGCAATTCCGCCTATAGCATCTGGCCAGATAATTCAGGCAATCTGCGTATCGGAACAGCAACACCGACCAACGCCAACGACACCAGCGGCACGGTTGTTGGCACACAGACAAGCAGCCTGGATAGCAAAAATATCCTTGGGCCGGTGCGATCGGCGGATTATGCGATCGAGCAGGTGGTACTGGCGGCGCGCCGTGCGCTGCGCCAGTTTCAATACAAATCGGGCGCTTTCGATTATCAAATCTTTGAGGGCATTATCACGGACTATGCCCCGCGCTATGGAATGGATCGGGATGCTGCCCATCCGGCAGGGAAGTCATTGAATGAGATTCAGTTGTTCAGCGACTTGCTGCTCAGCGTGGAGTGGCTCTACGACCGCGTGCTGCAATTGGAGGCCCAATGCGCCCGTTCCTAGAAGATTTAGCCACCTAACCAAACGTTGATTTACCGTTGAATTTGTGCTAATATACATACATGCATGTACTAAAAACAGTGCTAGTGGAGGTGACACTATGTCAATGCTTGCAGATGTAAAAATTACCGGGGATGTGGCGAAACCGCTTGTTCATACACCAGCGGATGAGTTACACGTAAAAATATTCCACCCGGTTGGACAGTGTGAACAAATTTAGGCTAAAGAGAGGAACAAACACACATATGGCCAAAGCAAAGTATTCGCAGATTAATGGAATTTTGTCCGTATTGGGCGCGTGGCTGAATATCAAGGGTGTATCGTGGGAGTTGTTGCAGCAGGCGTGCGCGGTTACTGATGCGGTGGTGGAAGCTAACACAACCTATCAGAAGCTACGCAAAAAGGCAACGGACGATTATGTATTGCGCGATGAGTCAGGGCAGCCTGTGTTGCAAAAAGACGACAAGGGCAACGTGATTGAGGGTGTTGGCGCTGATGGGCAAACGTTCAACCTGCCCGACTTTGGCGAAAACACAGAAAAAATTACGGCTGAAATTGAACGCATTGACGCATTGATGTTTGATTGCCCTGAACTTAGCGCCGAGATCGTAAAAGAGAACCAGCAGACATTAGGCATTACACTAGCACACATGCGCGCCATCTCTCCACTGCTGAGCACAAAATAGTATGGCAATCATCCTGGCCGATCCACCAATATCACCTGGGCGGCGTGACATCTACCTGCCGGTCATCGCAACGGAGCACATCAACCAGGTCGCAGCGTTCTACCGGCTGTTGGTTGGCGACCAACGACAGCAGCGGCCATCGCTGGGCACCTGTTCGGCGTTAGAGCGTGCGGCAGAGTGGAAGGCGGCTGACATCGTACAGTATGACTACTGGCAACATCAAGCATCAAATGGTGAGTGGCCGAACGCCACAGCACGCCGCTTTGGGTGCAACCTGCCGCCTGAGTACGGTGACGACTGGAACGGTGATGAAAGCCTTGTTGCCGGTTCACCTGACGCATCTGTCATGTTTAATGCTCTGGCTGAGTCACCGTCACACAAAGTGCATTTGTTCGGGATGAATGAATTTTTTCGACAGCAGACGCACATGGGCATTGCCGTGGCGACCGGCGGTCAGTGGGGCTGGGTGTGGGTGGTGCTGATTGCGAGGATAGTATAAGCATGGAAGCGCTAGCGTTTATCGTCGGCTTTATCATCGGCATGGCCGCCACGATCTATTTTGTCAGGTTGGAGAGTGGGCCGGGGGAGTAGCGCCCACATCATTACGATGCTTTTTCTCCTAGCTTCAGCAGCCACCTGGCCTGCTGAATATCTTCGATGGTGACACCAGCCGGCACAATGTACCGGTCAATTTGCGTCCAAAGTTCATTCCACGCCTGCTTGAGCGCTAGAGCCGCCTCATACTCTTCTTTGCAGGTGTAACAACGGCCCATTCTAGTTTCATTGTCGATTTCCATGTGGGGATCATCGACAGCAAAACGCATGGTACCGATGTACACCCACTTGCGCCCTACCTTGGTGACGGCTACCTCACGGGGTTGCCCGTCCCACCTATGGTATGGCACGTACCATAGTTTCTGTCCTACACTAAATTGCATTATCTCCTTCATCTCTGCCTTCCTTCGCCTAGATGGCTGCTGTTCCGCATACCGAGCAGCGCGGCCGCAAAATAGTTTCGATTCAGGTAAAACCGCATGGCGGCGCGCGTCTTTGCCCCATAGCGGCGGCGCTTGCGGCCACCTTTGATAAATTTTTTCATATCACCTCACGAACCGGCAGATCCAACCACCGGTCAAAATAACAGCCGCAACGATGACTACTATCATTACACTCCACGCCAAAACTTTGACGATAACGGCGACTGTCGCCACGATTACAGGAACGACCACGGACAGCGCCGTGTATAGAAAGAAAAATAAAACCGCTAACATGATACACTCTCCTTTTGTTGTGCCACCTCCTTTCTGCAATGTTGGTGCGACTGTGGCTATTGATTAAACTCGTATGTTACTACCTGTTTGACGCCGAGTGGCGTCAGAATTTTCTCACCGGGTTCTTTGCGACCGTTGATAACATCGCTTAGATAGGCTTCCGACACGTTCCATTCGGCGGCCAAGGTTTTTTGGTCGCCAGCCTCGCGCGCTTTGTCTTTAATTAGCAGAATCAATTCAACTTTCGTCATTCTTAACCACTCCGATCCACAATCCGAATAACACGACTCCGAACGCTTCCGGCGTGATTTCGACGCCGATGAGAGCAATGTTAGGCCCAAGCCAACCAAGCCCGCGATAGAACCTGGTTGGTTTGTAGCCCGTGTAGGCGATGGGGATCACAGAATTTCGCGCTCCAACAATGTAGCCAGTGTTGCGATGATACTGCGGTCTACGGCTTTTCCGGCAATTTTCTCGGCTTCCACAACAGCCAAGATGCGTCGTGCCGCTTCGTTCACTTCGCTTTCAACCGTGACCACCTTGCCATTGTATAAGATGTCGCCTTCGGGCAATACAGCGTAATGCGGTGACGCCGCCAGGAACCGAGGGTCACTATCATGGTTAGCAAGCGGGTAAACGTCTGCTTTCACATGTGTATTGTCGAACAATTTTACGTACATACTTTCTCCTGTCTCTATCTGACCACCCCTCACCCGTTTCTCATCTGGCGCTTGGGAAAAGCCAGCAATGGCCGATTTAGTGGCTGCCGGGGCTACCGGCTGCGGTGTGGTCTAGTTACTTGCTGCGTAGGGTAAAGCTGTAGCCGCTATAGACAATCAGCTTAATTTCTCCGTTGTCGGTCTGGTATGCGCACCCTGATTTTGTGGTCAGGTCAAAGGTATCAATCAGGGTTGCGTCTTGCTCATAACGATTGTCGCCCTGATGCTTGTTCTCTACGAACTTGCACGGCGCCCATTCGGTAGCACCGAAACCGGTTGCATTATCGAAAGCGTAATCGTCGGTAAGTCTGTGGTTACATTTCGCTTCGATGTTGCCTTTGACGATTTGTTTCTTGAGCCAACCGCGATTGATAGTTTTGCTAACGTTACTCATCTTGTTTTTGTCCTTTGCTTGAATGATTGTCCTATCCCTTTGACTCTCGGCTTGGGTACCCTGCACTTGTCACACAGGGCGTACGGATAAAGGGTGCCGGGGCTACCGGCTGCGGTGATTAGGCAAAGATTTCACTCGGATCAATTCCATCAGCGAGAAAACCTGCGTTGGCGGGGTCGTTGCATAGCTCTTCCGCCCGTTGGCGGCGGGCCGCTTCACGCTGGAAGTCTCGCTGTGTCGCCGTCTCTGTCTCGAGGAGGAGGGCGAATTTCCCGTCCTGCTCCCGCTTGTTGGTCACTAATTGTTGGCGTTTCATGATTATCCTTTCTACCATTCGCCTCGTCAGTACCCTTTTTGGGTAGACCACCCTTTCGGGTGGTTTCGGCTACCGGTTAGCTGTTAGCCAGCTTGTCTGCATCTTTGCTGAGGTTCGCTTGCAGTTGCTTCAGCGCCTTGCCGTAGTCGCTGTTTGGGTCTACGTACTGTGACAGCGTGGTCAACTTGGCGAGTGTGGCGGCGAGTTCGGATTCAATCTGCATCTGGGCTAACATTTGCTTGCTGTTCATTTTTCTGTTCCTTTCGCTTACCGTTTATTTTCTTTCCTGATATAATTATACCATGCATTAGCCGATTTGTCAATAGGCTAATTATACGATTGCCATACGATATTTGGCGAATTTTGTAGGAATTTTCCTATTTATTCGGGCAGAAAAAACGCCGCTATGGAGCAGCGGCGTTTACTCGCGAAAATGGGAATTTTCGGAAGTTATTTAGACCGATGAATTTTTCTTTCTCCGTGCCCAGCGCCGCCCGCTATAGTGCGACGGGTGGGCGAACCATACCGGCAACCCGGCGAATAGCGCTTGCTTCCGGTGTTTGCGTGCTCGTTTGCTGGCCTGTGGTCTGTTCATAGAAACCTTTCGGGAAACCCAGTCCCTTTAGGGCTGGGAGGGATAGAAAGCCGCTGTAATCGGCGGGGAATTCTATCCAGACGATTGTTGTTTGGGTGGCGGTTTTGTGTCCAGTCCGCCAACTGGTTAGCCGATTTCGGCCCCCTGGTCAAGCCAGGGTGTGATTACCCTTCGACGTGCCACCGACAGACTCCGATCTTTGCGCGTTCCCGTCCTCTACTTCGTGGCGTATTCTGTGACAATTAGCGCAAAGAAGAATACATTTATCTAACTCATTTTTGATGGGTTCCCATCTTTTTTGGCTACTCATGAGACGGGCAATTGTCGATTCCTTTGCTGAGTTACCCAAATGATGAAAATCATATACAGACATGTATTCGCTTGTTAGTCCGCAGTCAACGCACTTGCCGCCTAAGTAAGCAACCGCTCTGGACTTGTATTCTTTTCGGAGATTTATTAAACGACGTGAGTTGAAGTCTGCGCACTTCTGACATTGGGTCTTCCCTTCACGGGCTAATTCTCCGCAATTTAGGCATCTACCTGAATGTCTCCTGCTTTCAGTTAACTTGCGCATATATTCGCGGTTGTATTGCAGTTTTTCTTCACCCTTTAATGGCATATATACTCCGTTATACTTGTAGCCGCTAATGCTGCTGCTGTATTGCTACAGACCTCTAGTCGATTGCTTAGTCTCGCTTAGCCCTTCGCAAGCCCACTCCCTTTAGGGGTGGGTAATTGACTTGCGTCTATCCTCCTCTGGTAGTATAATGAATGTCCGACAGATTTACGGGGTGACGCCCGGACACAAAGCGGGGACTGAATCCACAGTCTCCGCTTTGTTTTTATTCCTCTCTCCTGGTTAAATGCGCCTGTAAATATTGCATTACTTTGGCGGCGCCATCGGCATCAACACCGCCATGTATGGGCTATCCTCACCGATCGGGCGAAGCATAGCCGGTCGCGTCGGTATCGTCGTCTCGATGACGACCGATGGCCGATCCACCTGACTAAGAGCGTCAATCATGTAGCGTGCGTTGAATGCGATTTCGATTTCCTTGCCATCGACATGCGCATCCAACTCGCTAGCATTATCGCCCATTTCAACGCTGGTGGCAGATATGCGCATCTGGCCCATGCTCTTGCCCTTACCAGGCGCAACACTGACGCGAATAATGTTGGCATTGTCGCGGGCAAAGAGCAATGCTACCCTGACAGCCTTCAGCAATGCCGCCGTGTCAACTACCGTGCGGGTGTCATGGCCTTTTGGAATTGTCGCCCGGTAGTCAGGAAACCGAGCGTCAATCAACTCCGTCACCACGTCCACCCGCCCCACATCACACACTAGGCTGAACAACACCTGGTTGCGGTTGTCGCTGACGATGATTGTGGCGTCACCTGTGGCACTGCCAGCGATGCGCGCCACCTCTGCCAGGTTGCGATTGGGAATGATCACCGTCGTCGGTTCGCCGTCACCTGTGCAGGCTAGTTGGTACGTCGCTAATCTGTAGCCATCGGTTGCGGCCATGTGGAGTGTATTGCCGTCAAAGGTGCATTCTATGCCGGTTAGCGTAGGACGGTTCTCATCCTGTGACGCTGCCACCGTGACGGCACTGATGGCGGTGCGCAATGTTTCAACACTGACGGTGTAGCGCTGTCCGTCAATCACTGGCGTGTTATCTGTGCGCTCCTCATGATAGGTAGGAATGAGCGGAAACTCAAAGGCATCAATGCCTTTCATGTTGGCGGTGAACTTTGCGCAACTGAGGCACAACGTCTGAGTACGTGTGTTCAAATCCATGCACACCAGTTCAGGTGGCAGGCTATTAATGTACTCCGTCAGCAGCCGGGCTGTGATCGTGATAGCGCCAGGATCATCGATGGCGGCGCCTATCCAACAACTAATAGCCATTTCCCGATTAGTTGCTGATAGCCGTAGCTCTCCGCTGTTGGCATCAATTAAAATGTTGCCTAGTACCGGCAGTGTTGAGCGTGGTGACACGGCGCGGCTGACAATGCCGAGCGCCTTGGCTAAATCGGTTTGTTTGGTTGAGACGATCATGGCGCTCCTAGTTTTGTTTTGTATATCGGTTTGAGGCGCGCCTCTATCACAGCGGCGCCCCATGACTCGAAAATCTCATTCACAATAATGGTCATGCCTGGCAATGCCTTACTCCTGCGCTCCTGATATTCCAAATAGGTCGGAGTGCGGTTAAGCATGTTCGCCACCCGGATAATGTCGCCTATGATGGCATAGCGTAATAGTTGGCACTCCTGCCGATGCGCTGCAATGGCCTGCTGATTGCCAGCAATGGCACCACAGATGCATCGGTAGCGTTCGTGGTGTGCGATGGCCTGCAACCAATCTGCTATTTGTGGCAGTGTTGGATTGATTGATTCCTGTGTCATTTCCCCCACACCGCTGTTTTGTTGTTCCCGACAAACTTATGGCCAATCACTTTTGCGCACAACTTTCCCCCAGCGAGCGCACGCCGCACAGAGGCAGACGAATAGCCAACCATCGCTGATAGTTCCATCGCTGTGCCGGTCACGCCAGATTGCAAAAGGCTATCCAGTTGCGTCAGGAATATTGAGCCTGCTTCCTGCATATTCGGGATACGCCTGGGCTTAGTGGTCGTCTTTTTCCGCTCACCTTTGTACATCTCCGGGTGCAACTCCCGGTATAGCGAAAAGCGCTGTGATGCTGGTTCACCGGTTGGCGTGCGAGTAGCGCCGTTCCAGACGCGCCGGCTATTGTGCGCTGTGGTGGTCATTGCGCATCCTCCGATCTCACGATGCGCCGCAACGACTGGCGCCAGTCGTTGCTAACGTTGGCGCTTGGACAGGCTAGGTGGTGACCGCCACCAATCCAAGCTAAGCGGCCCAGATGGGGCCGCTTCGCGTACACCCAAGCGCTGCCGTTTCGGTCCTCAGCGTACCAGTTAAAAATTAGTGGTGCGTCGGGTATGCAAATGGTGGGCACGTCGTCATCCTCAATGTAAATGAGCGGCGTGGCGCGGGTGATGAGCGCGGCTGGTCTTTCCGGCGTTGGCCCCACTTGCCCATTGTAGCGTCCGGTTTCGGCGTAGGTGCGCAATGGCGCTTCAGTCATTCTGATCATCACTTGTTGCATCAGCGGTTTACCGGCTTCCAGTTTTATGGGCCAAGGGGCTACATTATGAATCTCCCATGTCCAGGTAGATCCCTTAAAGCCAAGTGGATTTATGGTACTACCCCAGCCGGGATCGCCGTAGCCTGCGTGCAAATGTTCGACGCCGCGACGCCCCGTTGATGACTTGCTGTAGAGGATGGCGGCCATATCGTCTGGAATGTTCACAAATTCCAAAGAGTGGCACAGGATAAAGTTAGCCCCTTTGCCGTGGGGCATCAGCCAGTAGGTTTGAAAGCTGAACGGTTCGCCCCATAGCGGTAGTGCTTCAATGCTGCCATCAGCAATCTTTTGTTGCATGTCAATCACTGATAAGCGCGACCAGATTTCATGCGGCTCTCTGATGCTACCACCCAGACGCAAATCCAAACTGGCCGGATTTACCAAACCCTCTGCGTAGGGAGTAACTCCTCCTGCGCTTGCCCATTCACGGATTCTGCGATCATTCCAGATCATAAATGCTCCTTTCACCACTCAGGGTACAGGTTATACCGCCGGCAGATGTCGTCCATCTCGATATCTGCCTTGAATACACAAAAGTCACCCTCAAAAATCTGCGCCTGATAGATGTAACGCTGTCCCGGCTGAATCAGCCCCTTCCGGCGGCGCATACGGACAATTTTGCGCAAATCCTGATAGGCGAACAGCCCGTTTTCGTATCCCTCCATAATCCAGTGGTATGCGTCGCAAAGGTGGGCTTTGCGTGCTACCGGTCGTTTATCCGATAGTAGACTCATAGAAACCTTTCGGGGTGGGTAATTGACTACACTCATGCTCTTCATGCGGAAAGTAAAAGCGAAGACACTGCGGGCAGCGCTTCTGGCGTAAGCCAGCCTTGACCTGCAATTCTGCCCACACGTGCCATTGGTTATAGCCTTCCGGCGCAGGATCGCCGGGTTTGAATGTTGGCAATATTTCAATGTGAATGATATTCATAAATCATTCCTTTTATGCCACCTGCCTTCCTCGCCTTCGGTCAGGTGGCGCTTGTGGTCGAAAGCCTGCGATTTCTGCGCATCAGCGTTGCAGGCGGCGGCGACCGGTGTTAAACATTCACCCCCTGAAAATCCTTTTCCGTAAACGGCTCTTGTGAATCCCACTTGTCACCCATCTCCACCCAGCCGCCTTCGTTATGCCACTTGCGCTTACGCAGGTAGTTGGCCACCTTCGCGGCGTCAGCATCGCTAACCAGTGCGGCGTCCCAGCACCAGTTGCCCACCCAGGTGCTGTAATTCAGAATGCGTATCGCTGGAAGATGGCCCAGTCGCAAGAGGCGCGACTTAGACGATTTGGTGCTTCGCCATACCTGGCAACGGGCGCTGAGGCCAGTCAGCATAAGCATGGGATCAACACTGTCAGCGCCAAAAAACTGAATGCTTTCCGTCTGCCCAGTGTGGGTGCCGTTATCCGGGTTGTTGCAGGCAAGATGAATGTGAATCATTGAAACCTCCGGGATACCCCTGCCTTTAGGCATGGGGAGGGATAGGAGGCTGCTGTACTCAGCAGGACGTTGACTCAATTAAAGTGAGCATCCTGTCAAAAGCACGCCTCCCGTTGGTAGATTTGGCGGTTTTGACCAGTCCGCCAACTGGTTGACGGATTACCGTCCACCTGGTCTAAGCCAGGGTGTAATTACCCTTCGCGGTTGTGTATCGGGCTTAGACAGTCGCTATGCTGTCGTCAGCTTAGGCGTGGCTGGAAGTGGGCAGGTCTAGGGTGGCAACCTGGCCGTTCTTTTAGCCCGACTTAACACACTGCTACTTACCCTTGCGGGCAAGTCCGCTAGTCAGAACTTGCGTTGTCTTAGCCTTTCGACAAGCCCCTAGCTTTAGCTATGGGGTTCCTGACTGAAACTCCTCACCTCACTCCTATCGGCATATACACATAATTGCACTGCACAACGCCATCGTTGACAGCGCATGGCGGCGGCGCCATCTGCGCCCGCACTTGCAATGGTGCCCACATGCACAGTAGCACCATTATCACGACCGCGAGCATTTGCACCCGGCTGGGCGTGCAACCTGGACAGGCGCCGTTAGTCGGATCATAGTACGTGCCGCATGTGGGGCAGCGGAACACGCCGCTGCGCACCTTGTTTAAATCTGAGTTTCGTAATAACATAAAAATGAATGCCTTTCTTACTCAAAGGTGTTCAGGGTACGTCAGTGATTCGTGGTCACTGGCGTACTATTTCAAATCATACAACCTAACGTACACTGATAGCGTCCAGCCTTGTGACTGTGTCGAGATGGGTCAAACTCTACCTGGCCCAGTGGTTGGCGGTGCTCCGTTAAAAAGATTTCACCGTCCCATTCTCTGATTTCTTGCTCTAGCTCGACGGCCTTGGCAAAGTCGGCGGGATAGTTTTCTTTCATCTCATGCCATTCGTGGTCGTCCATGTTCGGACACATCCAGCAAGCAGAGGAGGAGGGCAACGGCCAACCGTGATTTTGGATGATGACCGCGCAATCGGCGCGAGTCAGTCCAAGGTCATAGAGTGGGAATGTACGTTGATACCAACCCGTATCGCCCGATGCCCGCTCCACCCGGTTGGATTCATCCTGGCTAAAACCTATCCATACGTTGGCCTGGTCTACGCCGCGGCTACGTAGGTAGCGCTGCACTACCCGTTGCTTCCATTCGGTACTGCAAAAGGTGGGCAGTTTTCCGGTAGCGGTATAGATAGGCAGCAATAGGTCGCCGTTGTGGGCGTACAGGTCAACCTTCGCCAGCGTATGGGGTGCAATTTCTACCTGCATCCCTTCCCGCTCTAACGCTGGCTGTACAATCTCGTCAAGATAATCAAAAGTTGAAGTCTTTTCCCTGCCTGTATCGGCCATAACAATAATGTCTGGCCGTGGTAGTTTTCCTTTGAGAACGAGAACACACATCGCAACTGTCTGCACGCCACCACCGTAACTCAGAACTTGCGTTTTCATATTTTCCTTCCTCTTGCCCCTCCGCTGCCGGCTCAGCTTGATTGCGCACCGGCTCACGAGTGGAGGAGCAAATATCAATTGTTAGGAGCTTGCCAACCTGTCGCCATGCGTAGCTCCCCAGAAACGCACTTTTGCAACTGGCCAGTGGATGGCCAAAAGACGCACAGGTCAGCAAGCGGGCTAGGCGGATTCTAAATCGAACAACGTCAATGCACCACGTTCAGATACGGCATTGTCAAGGTTGCGAATCATCTGCTTATAGTAGCTGGCTTTGAGTTCCGACAACACAGCCTTACGACCGTGCTTGATTGCTACATAGCCAGTAGAGCCGATGCCGCCGAACGGATCATGTACAATCTCACCTGGTGCGCTGTGCAGCAACACTAGGCGCTCAATCACGCCTAACTGCAAAGCGCACAGATGTTTTTCGTCCTGTACATCCTTGGCGGTGATGGTTGACAATGTGTCAGTCTCACGGATACCTACACCATCAGGACAAGTAACACCGGTAGTTAGGCCATTGTTTGACGATCCTGGCAGGTAATCTTGCCCGTACCAGACAGGGCGTGCCCACAGTATCCATTGCTCGGCAGTTACCCAGCCGTCAGCATCACCATACTTTTTGTTAGCGGCGCCGGCCTTAATCGGTAGCGGATTATCGCCGGGTTTACGAAAGTGCAAAACAAAGTCACTCATGGCGCTGTGCATCCGTGCGCTATCTGAAACAAGGCTCTTGAACGCAAGCCCAGCATCGCGGGTACGAATGCTTTTGATCTGCGGATTTTTATCAATGGTGATCTCACCGTAATAGTTGAACCCAACTTCTTCCATCATCTGAATGGCCGGGCCACGTAGATCCTTGAGTCCGATATAGCCGTCTCGCAACTTTTGAGCGACGCCTTGCGTGAGATGGACAAACACGCTGCGACCGGGAACCATACAGCGCAACTGCTCAACGGCCATAAAGCGGCACTGCTCTAGCATCTCTTCGATGCTAGTCACATTGCCCATGTCATAGCGGCTGTTGGAATATACCCACATGCCCGGGAATGGCCATGACGAAACCGAACAATGCAGCGAGTTATCAGGTAAGCCCTTGAGCACATGCACACAATCACCATGATAGGCCGCAAAATCGTTGGTAATTTTTTGGTCAATAACTTTCACTCTACAACCTCCTGCAAGCCATGTCTTCGAGCAAAGGTAACCATATCGCTTACCGCATCCTCAAAGGTCGGACGGTATTTCAGTTCGGCTGTGATTTTGTACCAAAAATCCTCGTGACCTGTGTTCGCTCGATACCAGTCATTATGCTGATGAACAAAAATCAGACAGCCATCAATGGCGTAGACTCGATTGCCCTTACTGCGTAGGGACTTAATTTTTTCAATTTGATGAGGCTTCATATCACACTCTCAATCCATCTTGGATACTCTTGCAACACATTGCCAACCGCTGCGCCAATCGTCACTTCGGACAAGCCTTGATAGGTGATAGACTCAAGGTCAATCCACGGCGCCGGATGATAGTCAAACGCACTTGTAGATTGCTTCAACCATGACGGCAGTTTGATCGGCTTGTCGGCGCTGTATTCCATTTCTTGTCGCTTGCCTGAGCCTAAATCGGTGTAGACCGTTACATGCTTGATTAATTCGTCATACATCCGATCATGCTCAGCCCATTTGCGTTTGATGTTCTGGACAACGGCGCCATCAGCGGAAGAAACAACCACATAAACATTAACCGTGTGCTGTTGGCCAAACCGATCTTGCCGTGCAATAGCCTGTAAATACTGTTCAAAGCTGTTGCCAAGTCCACAGAAAACCATGTTCCAACTGTGCTGTAGATTTAGCCCAAATCCCCACATGCTTGGCTTGCTAATTACTACCCGATATTTGCCCGACTTGTATCCGATAAGTGCGTCAATCTTGTGTTCCTGGCTGTCGCTGCCTTTTACTTCGATGGCATCAGGTATAGCCTTGGCAAGTGCTTCGCTTTCGTTGTTTAGATCGCACCACACCAGCCACTGATCGTTACTGGCGTTCACAATGTCAGCAGTGGCCTTTACTCGTTGCTCCATAGTGGCATTACGCGCCATGCGTTGCTCTGCAAGGCCAACGGCTTCCACTGAGACTAGCATACCAGTGTTAATAGGACTATCAATGTCAATGGTGATCTGGTGGTAGTTGACGGGTGGGCGAATGAAACCATCATCGCTATAACCGAGATCGGACGGGCGGCGCAACGCTACAGCCCAACTCGAGAGCCACTTGTAGTAATACTCTACGGCATTCATTTTTAGCCGCATTTTATTGCTGCTGTTGCCGTCCTGCACAAAAAAGAGCGCTTTCGCCTCCTGCTCTCTCATGATGCCAAGCACCTCGGCATGGTAGAGGATTTCATCCATGTCATTGGGCGCTGGTGTGGCCGAACCTGCCAGGCGGTACGGGATTACTGATGCAAAGTCATTCAATGATCTGGCTGTTTTGCCGAATGAGCCAGCTTTCAAAATACTGGATTCATCGAGCACCAGCGTTCCAAAATCCTCTGGCGAAAACTTCTCTAATCGCTCGTAATTGGTCACGTTGATCCCTGACTTTACATCCCGCCTGTCATGACAGATGTTGATACTGTATCCAAACCCTGGCGCCTCAATGTTCATCTGTTCGGCCACAGCCAACGGCGCAAAGATGATGGCCGGCATACCAGTATAGTTGCTCGTGTGCTTGGCAAATTCCCATTCCTGAATCGATTTACCAAGACCGGGATACTCGAATAGCGCCGCTTTGCCCCGGCGAATAGCCCAGCGTGTAATGTCCCGCTGATATGGAAACAAAGCCGGATTCAGATCGCCATCGACATCAAATCCGGTCGGTGCTGCTTCGATAATTTTGTTAACTACAAAGCTGTCATAGTCTTTGCTCACAGCTTGCCCCCCTCACTGTACTCTTTTACATAATCGTCTGTACGCTGCCACTCACTCTCGATAATCGTGTACTTACAAGCCGCACAAATATGCACGTAGCTGTAAAAGGGCGCTGTATGCAGCACTGTGGCCTGCTCGATGTGGTTGCAGTTGGGACAGACGATGCTCTCGGTGTGTTGGGCGGTGTGTTGTTCAACCTGGATTTGATTTTCAGGCTGATCTAAACTAATCTGCCAGTCAGCAATGATCTTCTTGTAGGCAGCGTTGTCGGATTCTAGTTCGGCAATGCGTTCTTCCATTTCCTCAAACGAATCATTCGCTTCGTCATCGAACAACGCTGCAATCTGCCGGCACAGCGTAATCAGGCGATTTTGCGCCAAGCTTTCGGGTGCGCTCAGGTTGTCATCCTCAATATGCTCATAGCAGTCCTTCAGGTCTTTCAACGTGTTTTGAAATCGGCAATAGCTCATGTTTGCCATATTTGTACCCTTTCTTATCCTGCCCCTCCGCCGTGGTTGATTGCCCCCTATGGCCTGCGTTGCCACTCACGAACGACGGAGCATGGTGATTCTAATTTACTGCGGTCACGGTAACGGTAGCGCCTGGATTGCGTTTGTCATTGCGCATAAACAGGTGCAACTCTACAATCTGACTATCGTTGTTGTACGCGTGACCTTGCAGTGAATCCAGCAAAACTTTTGCATGATTATCGAGGTCACGCCGATCAGCGGGCCGCCGAATGTCGATATGTACCGCAACCTTGCCGTCGATGGGTTGCAATCCTGCCACGTTGCACAATAGCCCTACAGATTCTTTATATGACCTAGCTTCGTCACTAGTTACCATGCGCCCCCGGAAATTCCGCCAATAGCGATTTGATGAAGGCGGATACGGTAAATCGATTTGCATGATCACTCCTCTTTCCTTGCCAACCATCCGCAGTACCTTGAGATTGGGATTGTGCCGCTGCCTGTCGGCTCGCTTTGGTGAGGCAGGCTGCGTGATGGCCAGCAGGGGTACTAGAACGCTGGGAGCGCTTCCGGCTCTGGTTGAGCGGTCACTGGTTCAGCCACAGACACCTTTTCGGCCAGGTGTGCAAGCTGACGGTTGTAGAACGCCGTCAACACCTGCGTTGCGTTACTGGTGTTGAATGTGCCACCAAACTTTTCGTCAACAATCTTTTTGAGACTGGTGCGCGCCGCATGTTCATTCGGCTGGGCCTTCTGTTCGACAGCCCAGGCTTTGGCAGCGTCAGCCGGTTTAGCCTGGTTCAGCCAACCGGCCACGGTTGCCGGGATAGCGTTGGCAGGTTCGGTAATCTCGCCGGTTTCGGTATCGACGATGCGCACTGTTTGCGCCGGTGCTACCTCACCATCAATTTCAAAATCTTCGGGCGTGTAGACCACGTTTCCATTGAACACGTCAGGACAGTACCATCTCACACCGTTGGACATGGCACGGGCAAAGAGCATGTTGCGAGGGAACTTGTCCAGGTTCTTAGTTTGGGCCTTGCGTGCATCTTCTATCGTGAAGGTGCTGACGCCAAGGCTTTGGTTGCCTTCAAAGAACTCGATAGTCACGGCGCTATCATCCATCTTGCGCACCCGGTAATCGTATTTGGGATGGCCCTTGACGGCGGCGGCCATGAGATTAGCACTCAGCGTTGGGCGCCCTTGAATGACGTGGATACCTTGCACACTAGCGAATGGCCCATAGCCCATTTCCTGCCCGGCTAAAATCTTGGTCGCTAGTTGAGCAATTGCAGGAGCGCTATCGCCTTTAGCGTCAAAATAGCCGGACAATGCCAGCAGTTTGGCGGTGCGTTGCAAGTCGTCCAGACTCATCGGTTCAGTTTTTACAATTGCGTTTGTCATCTCGGAATTTCCTTTCAAATTAGCCAGCCTGCCGCCTGGGGAGGGCCATAGCGCACAGGCCAGCCAGATAGCTACCACAAAAACGGACAGCAACCGATTTCCTCACCGATGCGCTCATCTTCGACGCTAGCCGGCAGCGGTGGCACACTGGCCACATGGCCAGGGGCAAGCACCTCAGCAACGGCTGCGGCAAAGTCAGCAGGCGCCGTGGCATTGATAACAATTCCAACTAACCGGCGCCGTGGCGGTGCATATCGCTGGAACGCTTCTACCAACAGCGTTGCAAACTGCCCACGAACTAGATTCATTTGCTTGGCGTTGATGTCGGTCGTGTTCATAATCGGCTCCATCGGGCAAAGTCCTCGTCATCCATCATGCGCTTAATGCCCTCTGCTATTCCGTCCATTGTCTCTGCCTGGCGCAATGCAGGCAGTGCGTCAATCGTGAGAAGGTCGGCCAGGTTGCGTAATTGCTCATCTGTCATGCGGTGATCGGCGTCGCAGAACTGGTCAATAAGTGAGTTTGTTGTTCTATTGTTTGGCATGGTACAATTCCTTTCGTGCGTGGTTTTTCTTTCCTCTTCTCTTGCGCTAGCCATGCTCCGCTGCACTGGCTAGCGCTTCTCTTTACGCCACATCATCCTGCCCATCTAAGAAGCGCTGATAGTGTTGGGCGATAACGCCTTGCAAGCGGACTTTGGCTTTGTCGGTAAGGCGTTGATTCTCAGCATCATATTCCACCCACATCGCGGGCAACTGGTAGAGATAGCGCCCCAAGCCGAACATGGCGCACGCGCGTTTAAAGGCCTGGACTTCGGCTGATGTGCCGGCAATCTCCGAGTGCTCCGCGTCACTGTCAGGCTCGCCGGTGCTGCCGCGCGTAATGCCGTTGATCGTCAGATGACAGATAATGCGGTCACTCCAGGGGGTGTAACTCACCGACCAATCCAAGCCGCACACCTCGTCTAGGCGATTTTGGTACGCTCGCACATCGGCGTAGGCAACGGCTAGCGCCTTGTCCTTCTTGCCGGTAATCGCCTGGGGTTTCCAGGTGATGCGCGACGGGTGAAACGGCACCGCCAGTTTCGTTAAAATCTCGTTCATGCCACCACCACCTTTAGCCACTGCGGCCACAACACCGGCAGATCCAACTTGGCCGCAACCGTATCCAGTGCAAAACGAATAGCGTCAACCGGGTTGGCAAACTGGTTGTAAATCGCCGTGACGGACTTACCGTCGTGTAAGGCGACTTGCCAGGGGTGACGGGCCTCACCGCTGCAAAAATAAACTTGAATCGTTTGCGTATTCATGCTATGCCTTTCACTTATGCCCACTGGTGTGGGGCTGGTTTTTCGTTTTTGTTGGCTGCGATATTGTTATTAATGATACCATTGTATCAATAATAATGATATTTGTCAATAGGCAAAATCGACAAAATTTAAAATTAGCGAAGGAAAGACGTTTTATGTACGATTAACTAGTAAGCATACATAAAACGTCTTAAAAGAGGCTGACAAATGGGTAAGTTTTGTGATCTGACCGTAGAAGAGAAGGAACGGCTATTAGAAGACTTGCGAAGGGAAATTGCTCAGGCTGTTGAGCAGAGATACAAGAAAGACGATTTAACCGACTGGGAAACCGATTTTCTCACTGATAGAGACGCCCTCCCCCAGATCGTCAATCGTCGTTTTAGATAGTAAGTGCCATTCTTCGTCTAGATCAACGTCGTCATTATCCTTACGTAATCGAGACACCAGGGCTGTGACAAATGCCCTGTCTTCAGCGCGCAACCCCTTTAGTAAATTTGGCGTGCTCATGTCTATCGGATCAATACCAATTATTTCCTGCATAGACACACCAAACACATCTGCTAAGGCCGCTAGCAATGGAACTGACGGCAACTTTTCACCTTTTGACTTCTCCAAGCCAGCTATATGTGGCTGTTTTACATCAGGGCGATAGCGCGTTCGGTTAAGCCTATCGGCCAGTTCTTGCTGTGTCCAGTTTTCCTTTGTTCTCAACGCGTAGATTCGATGCCCTATGCTGTTGAACGGATTCATATTTATCTAATCTTCCTATTGACACGTATCAATATCAGTGATATTATAGGACGTAGTTAGTCATTACTACTATTGATAGCGAGGGAAACATGCTTGGTCAAAAAATCCAGAAATGCCGATTGGACAAGCGATTAACACAAGAGCAACTCGGTAGCTTCATCGGCGTAGGACAAAGCACGATTGCCATGTACGAGAACGGGCACTTAATGCCGCCAACCAAAAAAATTCTACGCTTGGCTGATGTGCTAGACGTTCCTGCGCGAGACTTGTTTGACTGCATTGTCGCTCAATCATCTGAATTAACGCCGGTACCGGCTTAGTAGGAATTTTCCCTACTTTATGAATGTAAGCTGCTATAAACTAGTAATCAATGCTTACAAGTTTATAGGACTTTTTCAATAAATGCAATGGGATATTTTTGTAAGCAGGAGTGAGCGCATGATTTATACCCTAACGCCCCACGCCGTGCAGCGAATAGAACAGCGTAACATTACCGATGATGCCCTCGCCGGCGCATTAGCGGCGCCGGTCATTGAACACACACACGGCACTTGTATGCACTTCGACCGGGCCACGCGCACCTGTTTAATCTTCAACCCGGTCAACCGGCAGATCGTGACGGTGTTCCAGCTGAAGCGCAAGCAGATTAAGAAGTGGTGTAGTCGATAATCGTCCATTCGCTGCCAACGTTGCTGCTCCTATAAAAACAGAGGCTTTCTATGATTGAGATAGAAGCGGTCTATCCGTGGCGAGAAGTGGAAGAACAGTACAAGTGTACACATGCCGAAACCCAATTGGTAAAATACCAGCAGTCACATGGCGCTTGGCGTATTCGGTATCAGTGTCTATGCTGCGGTGAGTATACAACGAGTGATCAAAAGATGGCCGGCGTTGACCTGGACGCAATGCCCGTTGTGGATATGGCGCTAAAGGCTGGATATCGCGAAAAACGGCAGACAGCCATTAATAACGCACGCTACGCCTATTTGTCTATGCAGGAATGCCAACAGTTAGATATTCAAGCGCGCTTTTGGACTAATTACAACCGATACCTACGCACTAAACAATGGTATACCATCCGTGAGGCTGTCCTAAAACGTGACGGCTATTTGTGCCAAGCTTGTCTAACACGCAAAGCGGTGCAGGTTCATCACCTCAGTTACGAATTGTTTAATACACTGGGGCAATCTGCCGCCTTTGAGCTTGTTGCTATCTGCCGACAGTGCCATGAAAAAATCCATCCAAACATGGCACAGGCGCAGGAAGAATTGGCCCACTACAATCCATTTTTGAATGGAGCAACCAATGGCCAGCATCGCTAAAGCGTCTATTTGGTACGCCCGTCACGGGTGGTACGTTGTGCCGTTGCATGCGCCGCTGTTCGACCATGACGGCAATCTAACTGGCTGCACTTGCGAAGCCTGGCGCAGACGTAAGCAAGAAGGCTACACTTGCCCAACACCGGGGAAACACCCCATCCTAAGCGGATGGGAAGATAACGCCAGCGTAGACACAAACACCATTATTGACTGGTGGCAGCGGTGGCCGTGGGCGAACGTGGGCATTGCAGCCGGTAAATCGGGTATTCTCGCCTTTGACATTGACTCCTACAAAGATACCTATGACGGTGTGAAAGTCCTTAGTACGTCTGACGAAAACACGATCACGAATCTGAGCGGCGGCGGCGGCGCGCATCTTATCTATCAATTAGACGAGGACGACTACTATACTAATGCCAAGGGTACATTGCCGCCCGGTATTGACATCCGGTGTTACGGTGGGCAATTCGTGGCGCCGCCATCGATACACCCGTCTGGTAATCGCTATCAATGGGAAGCCGGCTACGGGCCACATGAAATCCACCCGCTACCACTACCCGATGCAATTCGGGCAATTCTCAACAAACAACTATCCATGCGCAAAGCGCAGGTTGTCTTTACGCAGGATGTACCAGCACCGGACATGGAACATTTGCGGCTACGGAGCGAAATTATTGAGATGATCAACAACCCGCCCGAACGCGGCGGACGCTCCGAAGCGGATCAGTCTGTAATCACGGCATTGGTTGCTATCGGCGCAACCGATGATGAAATCAAAGCTATCTTCACTCATTACCCCATCGGCAAACATGGCAAGTTTGCTGAAAAGGGCGCCAACGCATTGACCTACTTAACCCACAGCATCGCACATGCACGCACCTGGATTGACGTAAAACGTGAAGAAAAAGCCGACGAACGAACGCAGCAATTTTTTACTGTAATGGCATTGGGGTAATTATGGCGCGCAGAATGATAGATGACTCAATGTGGTCAAATGAAACATTTGCTGAGATGCCGATGGGGGCACGGCTTCTTTTGATTGGCATTATTAATCATGCCGACGACCAAGGGCGCATGAAAGGCAATCCGGCATATTTGCGCGCTCAAATTTTCCCCTATGATGACATTGCCACTAGCCAGATTCAGGCATGGCTAGAACTCATTCAGGTGAATGGTACGCTGATTGTTTACCTGAATGAAGGGAAGCAATTTTTGCAATTAACTAACTGGTGGAAATACCAAAGTCTCCAATATGCACACCCTTCGCAGCATCCGCGCCCATCGGGATGGAAAGATCGTATTCGCAAAACGTTAACCAAAGGCGTCATCGTGACGTGCAATTGGCAAAAAGTTAACGGCGATCCTATCGACGATACCTGCGATATGGATGGCAATCCTATCGGCAATGGCACTCAAAACACACTTGTCACACCTATACATACGCCTAAAACTTTCATTGAAACACCTACCGATTCACCTGATGATTCACCTGATGATTCACCTGATGATTCACCTGATGATACAACTAAACTTAACTTAACTAAACTAAACTACCAACTACCAACTACTAACGGTGCCGATGGCGTGGTAGTGGGTAGTAGTGAATTGCCTATTGTGACGGTGGCTGACGTGCATACGCTTTGGCAAAACAACATGCCAGGGACAATGACGCAGATCATCGCTGATGAAATCAACGACCTCATCGAGACGTACACGCCTGTCGAGGTTGATACGGCCATCCGGCTGGCCGTAAAAGCGAACAAACGCAGCGTGTCTTACGTGACGGGTATCCTTAGAAAACGCGCCGCTGGTGATGATCGGGGCAAAGTGCCACGGTCTAAGCCGGTTTCTATCAACCTGAGCGGAATTAATCTAGCGGCAGTGTGAAGGAGCATGTCATGGAGATTGCGGAACAACTCGGTTTGGTTAACCACGGTGCGGAAACCGATGTGATTGTTGGGATGCTGGATAGCGAAGAACTTGCGCTAGATTTGGCGCAACGGTTGGCGGATGTGGATTTTTACGATCCTCGTCGGCGCATTGTGTTTGCATCTATCCGCAAGCTGTTGCTAGGGATAGAACCGCTGAACCGTGAAAACATTTTGGCCGGCTGTCGGCAAGTTGCAAATGACCTGTACCCTAAGAAAAACATTTCCGTTACGGATGATTTCTTGGGCGAACTGAAAGGCAATCCGGCAGCAGCGATACGAGCCGCCGTAACGGTGCATCGTTTGGCTTGGTTACGTCAGGCTAGCGAATATGCGCAATGGTTTGTCAAATCGTTGCAACTGAATCCAGAACCAAACGAGTTCTACACGGAAGCGCAAAGCCGTTGGCAGTTGCTGGCGCCAGAAAAACGCGGCGGCGCTACACTCTACGGATGGGAAACCATTGAACGGTTCCGTGGCACTGTGAAGGAGCGCCGGCAGGAAGCCGAGTCCGGTCTAACACGACGCTTTGATTGGCCGTGGGCTAGTTGGAATCAGTGGGTACGTCCGTTGCGCGCTGGCCTAGTCGGTGTGCTAGCTGCGCCTGATGGTGTTGGTAAATCAACCTATCTTGAATGGATCGCTGAACACTGGGCCAGACGGGGAAGCAAGGTTGTGTTAGTCCATTTGGAAGATGATCACCAGTACAAACTAGACCGGCGCATGGCTAGACATTCCAGTGTGCCACTGGGCGCAATTGAGGATGGCACGATTACACAGCAGCAGGCTATAGCCATGACAGAGGCAGAGCGCAGTATGGCAGAGTGGGTTGACTGCCTGCATTACACCCATGCGCCGGGGTGGTCAATGGCGGACGTTATCAAGGAATTACAGAAGCTTGTGGATGAAGGGCAGTGTGAAGCGGTAGTACTTGATTATATCGATAAATGTGAACCAGATCGGCGCCAGTTGCAGCTATACGGCAACAATCAATATTTGCGCGAAGGCGACAACATGAATCTGCTCAAGAACTTTGCCGAAAAGGCTGGCATTCCGATCTTCACGGCCACCCAGGGCAACAAGTCTATGCAGGAGCAGGGCAAGGTGCAAACTCGCCAAGCCATTGACGGCAGCGGCAAGAAAAGTCAGCGGGCGCAACTGGTCATGATTTTGACGCGCGACATTGTAGGAATCGGCGGGCTGTGGGATGGCTCTACCAAAGTTGCTGATGAAGGCGACTATTCCCCGATTGCAACATTGCGCATCGACAAACAAAACCGCGGTGCCACCAAAACCTTTCATCAGATCTTTCGTGGTGAGTGTTACCGGATTGGTGATCTGCCGGTTGGATTCAATATCAATAGTTTGAATCAGTGAGATAACCATGAGCAATCCAGAAACAACCGTTTCCGACCTCCTCACTATCATCGCACCACCATTACGCCTGGTCGCTTGGCTAGAACTCGTATTCGAGCAGAAGCGCAAGAAAGGCGAGGATGTGCCAGAAACCTTTATCACGTGGCTGGAGCGCTGGCAACGCATTCGCAGTGATCTTCCTGCCGAGATTGACGGCGCAACTGAGGAACAGTGATTAGCCCTAGAGCGCAAGCTATTCGCACCGCCGGCTAAACAGCCGGCATTGTTGGATGTACCGCAACCCGCAAAAGCAAAGGCATACTAACCATGACCAAGTTTCTAGCGTTCGACATTGAAATTGCAAAGAGCATTCCAGAGGGGACAACCGACTGGTCAACACTACACCCGATGGGCATCACCTGTGCCGCTACATGGGCCAGTGATGAGGACAAGCCTAGATTGTGGTGTGGGCTTGATGAGCTTTATTACCACATAGCGCCAGAAATGAACCGAGCGCATATTGGGCGCCTGGTTGATTGCCTAGACGACTACGCCAAGCGTGGCTATCGGATTGTCACCGTCAACGGCGCCGGTTTTGATTTTCGGGAACTGGCCGAAAGCAGCGGTCGGCGCGCCGACTGTAAAAGTATTAATCTCAATCACACCGACTGTTTTTTCGATGTGTTCTGTCGCTTGGGCTATTCGCCTGGCTTGGATGCCATGAGCAAGGGAATGGGACTACCCGGCAAAATGAAAGATGTTGATGGCGCATTGGCTCCTGACCTTTGGCGTAATGGCGAGTACGGCAAAGTGCTGTCCTATGTAGCACAGGATGCCAAGCAAACGCTTGACCTGGCGATAGCCGTTGATACTGCCGGCGAACTACGTTGGACATCAAAGAGCGGGCGGCCAAACGTCGTCAAAATCCCGCAATGGCTAACCGTCCAGGAAGCGATGGAATTGGCAGAGCCGGATAATAGTTGGATGTCAGATCCCTGGCAGCGCTCAAAGTTCGTCGGCTGGTGTCAACCATGAAACGCCTGCTACTCCACGTCACTGCCAGTGAATACACTGCCGATGCGGTATTCGTCAAGGCGGATGAGCCGGACGCTACATGGCGCATCGAATCGACAGCGCCTGTGCTGGCGTGGATGCGCAGCTACGATTTGGCAGGCATCAAGCGGCGCCTGTCGGAATTGGGCGTCGCTCATGAGTGGCGGCCCTGCGATGCCAACTACGATCCCGGCATCGCGCTATGGAAGCGCGGCGTAGCTGGTGCGCTGAAAGCTGAGGCTAAGCGTAAGGCGATGGCCAAACGCAGAGCGGAACTGATTACCACGGGCGAGCGAAAAAGCGCTGAGTAATGCTGAGTTTTCGCTGAGGGAAGAATGAAAACATTTGCGAGTCTGTTTACGGGTGGTGGTGGCGCTGACATCGGAGCGCGTGCGGCTGGGCTTGAATTAGCCTGGGGCGTTGAACTCATGCCGGAAATTGCCGAGGTGGGCAATGCGAACCTGGGGCAGCATATCCAGGTGGCGAACATTCTGGACTGCGATCCGGTGTGCTTTGACCGGGTTGATGCGCTACACGCTTCGCCGCCCTGCCCCAATTTCAGTGCGGCGAAAGCTAACGCCACTGAGACGGCTTTGGATAAAGCACTAGCCGCCAAAGTTGCCGAGTTTGTGACAACACTGCGCCCGGAGGTGTTCACGCTGGAGAATGTGCAGGCATACCAGAAAAGCAGGTCGTGGGCAATGATTCAGGACGCGCTGCACACTGCTGGGTACTGGGTAAGCGTTGAAGTGGTAAATTCTGCTGACATGGCCGTCCCTCAGACGCGCAAGCGCATGATAGTGCGTGCTATCCGTGGCGGCATGGTTCCCTATCTGCCACAGCCGGTTCGTTGGGTCGGCTGGTACGCAGCGATTGATGATATTCTCGACACGCTGCCGGAAAGTCAATTTGCGCCCTGGCAAGTCGCCAGACTGCCAGAGGAGTTAAAGACAACGTTGGTGGATAGATTGAATGGTGGGCATGAGAAATCAACCATTCGTGGCGCTTACGAACCAGCATTTACGATCACGAACTATGATAGCAAGCACCAACCGCCACAGGCTGTATTAGTATCCAACGCCAAAACCGAATACAGCGACGGCACACGGCAAAGCGGTGACCCCGCTTTCACCGTTACCGGTGAAAGCAATGGGCGGGTGAAGGCGTTCATTGTTGATTGCCAAAATGCCGGCAACTTGTCACCCGATAGGGAACGCGGCTTAACGATTCGCAACGGTGACCAGCCATGTTTTACGTTAACAAGCAGCATGGGACAAAAGCGCCCTACCCGCGCCTTCGACGGTGCCCGCGTCGTCGCCATGACACCGCGTGCACTGGCGCGCTTCCAGTCGTTCCCAGATTGGTATCAGTTGCCGGATACCAAAACACTATCCGCCAAGATCATCGGTAATGCAGTTCCGCCGCTGGTTATGCAGCGTGTTTACGAAGGTTTATTGAATTGAGAAAGGCACTTTATGACACGAACAACACTAATCATCGTTCTCGCCATCGCCCTCATAACAATCGGAACCAACGTCATGGCAGACACCTATCTGCCAGTCATCCGCAATGGCGAAGCGACGCCAACCGTAACGCCAACCGCTACCCCCGACTTTGGCGCAACGCTCAGCGCGTTGATTGCCACCATGACAGCGCAGAGCTTTACGCCCACAGCCACTACAACGGCCACAGCGTTGCCAGAACCGACAGAAACGGCTACAAGTACAGAAACAGCCACGGCAACGCCTACGGGCACGCCTAACGTTCTAGCAACGCAACTGAGCGACCTACAGACGGCTGTGGCGACACTGAGCACCGGCACGACGGCCACGCCTAACGCAACGGTGGCAGCGCTTGAGCAAACCGTGACAGCACTTGTCCCAACGGTAACGCCTACGCCAACGGAAACACCGACACCGACACACACCGCAACAGCGACCGATACACCGACAGCCACGGCCACACCCAACCTGCTGGCAACATTAGAATACCTACTCACGTTAGTTGCGCCCACGCCCACGCCAACCACAGCGCCGGGAGGAACGATACCGCAACGTTAGGCGGCAACAAAACGGCTAGAATCGTTTAGGGTATCCAAATATACCATTTGCGGCCAAAGTCGCTAAATAGACCGAATCGTTTCCTGTCTACGTGGAAACGGAAAGGATAGAAACGTTATGACTAACCCGGCATTAGATGAGCAAGAAACCAACTACACGGTTGAGGCGACTGATCGCAAAACCGTCAACGTGTTTAGCAATGATGTGGTGATGCAGCGCCAGCTTGAACGTCTCGGCATTGAAGCCCATCGCAGCGATGGTTACGGCAAGTTTTATACAATTGATCTGACGCAGTTCAGCTTTGGCATTCGGCGCAAACGCCAAATGAGCGATGAGCAGCGGGCCGCTGTTGCCGAGCGATTCGCGGCACTCCGCATTGCGGAGGATGACGAAAGTGAGTGAATTATGCACGCCCACGGCAACGATGGCGCCGGGAGGAACGATACTGTGAGCTACAACAAGATTATTGTACCGATCTCGGAAAGTGAGGAGGAGGCATTGCGCCAGGCTGCGAGCTGGTCGTGCAGACGGCCCAAGGATCACGCCCGTTATATCATTCTAAAATCGCTAGGGCTAGTCACCGATGACGCAGTGAGTTTGTCGAATGTCAATGCGTTGGCTGATTCAATCCTGGCATTGGACGGCGTGCAGCAATGTGAACTGGCGGCCGCGCTTGTGAGAATCAGTCCCCGGCTGGCTGATGAACTTGCCACCACGATTGGCGATGCGTTGCGCGCTGATGAGATTGCCACCAGACTAAGCCTACATCCCGCCATGCAACAGGACGTGGGCGTGGAACTAACCGCAGGAGGAGGATGCTAATGAACATCACACATGAACAGCTTGATAAATTAGGCCGGCTTGCTGACATAGCCAACAACCTGGCCGCTGCGTCACAATTGCCAGTGCCACCGGCAGTCCACATTGAAGGTATGCGCCAGGGATTGATTGACATTGACAAGGCGCTAAGAGCGCTGTACGTCGAAATATCTGGCGATGACCCGTGGGAGGATATGTAATGCGAGTCTATAACTACACCGGCATTCTCGCCACAGTTGACTTTCTGCGCAATGCCACCGAAAGCGAACGGCTCGACGTTGCGCAAAAGCTGGCCAGCGTTGATCCTGCACTAGCGGTTGACTTTGCCACGGCGCTGTTTGCGGCTGTGGACGTGGCAGAAATCCCCGAAGCGCCGGATGACAGCAAACGCAGGCAGCGCATTTGGGACAAAGTACTGAGAGGCATCTATGCCGATGATGCGCTGATGGCCGGCGCTACCGTTGGCGTGCATGATTACGCAGTGCTACTTGATTTGTGACAGGTGTAAATCGTTCTAGGACACATAGGATGCCCACCAAGCATGGCAAAATGCTATAGCTAGTCTCGTACTACGAAACACAGGCTTCCTATGCGTCTGACCGGCAAAAATGGGGGTCAGCGGGGCAAATAGAGGCATGGGGAAGGGGCAATACCGCAATCGACGTTAGTAGTTAGCGAGTGACACAAAAAGCCCAGGTGATGAGCCTGGGCTTTGTTGATACTAGTTCACAGTTCGCATCTTCCGAACGCGAACCGCAACATCTTCAATTTGTTCGCTATCGTCACAATCGACGTAGCGGACGAATTGGTCAGCCGATAGGCCATCTAGCATTAAAGGCGTTTTTGCGCACGCCTCTTTGTATTCGTCCTCCCAAAGTTTCACTTCTCTTTTCGCCGCGAACGCTTGTGGGCCGTTTGTGTAGCTTATCTCGCTGGCATACAAGCGGGCGCGAGATAAGCTACCCCCTATTTCATTCCGCTCTGCAATGAGTTGTTTCAGTTCACCAATGGTCATAATTCCTCTTTCTCCGCACCTATAGCCGGGTGCGGGCGGCGTCTATACTAGCCACCAAACGGTTCGTTGGCGAAGCGGTTGGCGTATTTGTTTTCCCATCCACCAAATGGCTCGTTGGCGAACCGATTTATAAAGTACTCGTCGTTTGAAGCATGCAAGGCGTATGCCCTTGCAGCCTCATACGTTTCTCCTGCTGGTACCTCCCCCCTGGTGAAGAGTACGTGTCCGCCTGCACGGACACCTTGAACGACGAGGTACCAGCCTACCTCTTCCTCCATTAGGGCGCCCTCTCCGTTTTTCACGTAAACCCCGTAAGGGTTCACGTGTCCACTCACCAGGGGTTTGTGGTAGACGGAGAATTTTAGGAGACGGCTATCTGGAATTTCCACTGTTGTTACGGTAATCATATGATTTCCTCCGCACCTATAGCCTGGTGCGGTCGGCGTTAGCGGCCTGCCTCGTATGCGGCGCGCAGCAGGCTGTTGATATATTCGCTAATCGTGACACCCTGAGCCTTTGCCTCCCCGCTCAGCCAATTGTACACGGCTGCGTCAATGCGGAGGGTGGCGTGTGTGCGCTTTTCGTGGTTCGCCCACCGGTTTCGGTTGCCACCGGGCGAACCTGGCCGGCGACCGGGGCCGCCTGGCTCGTCGGGTTCGAGCGGGGCGGCGCCCATGTGGGCGAGGGCTTTGTCGTATTCATTCATGAGACAACGTTTCCATCTTCATCTACCCAAACATAGACTTTGCGATAGCGTAGCTCGGCCATCTGCATATAGCTGCGGCGTTGGTCAGTGGGCAGGCTTTCGTCCTGGGCCAAGCGTGCGAAGGCGTCCCCTTGCCGTAGTGTCTCCATCGTTTCTGGGCTTGTGTCTTTCAGGCGTGAGGTCTTCGCTCTAGAGTCTGTGATTCTCATTGTGTCCTGTCTTTCTTCCGCGGTTTTCCGCGGATGCTCTGTGGTACATTCTACTTCGTTGCCGGGGCCACCGTCTCTCGGTAGTGAGGTCGGGGGCGACCTCCGCACGACTGGATTAGATTACTCGACTACGCATCCGTTCTTGCGTGCCAATCAGCAAACGCTATGGATTTATTCATGGCTGCAATACGCCGCTTGTCGGCTTCCGCATTTTCTGCCATGCAGACGGGGCAATAATAGAGAATGTTGCCGAATCCGTCTTTTTCGCCTACGCACGGTGTATCGTGGGTTTCACAGGATTCCTCGCCAAGCATAGCGGCGAATGTTTCAGTAAGCGCTGCGTCCTGTTCTGCCTTAGTCATTTCGTTAAATTTCTTGCTCATTGTTCTCTCCTCATTTCATTCGGGCGACTCCGTGTCACCCGCTCTTGTCCACTATTGTAGCACGATAGTAGGGCGTTGTCAACAGGCAATTTGTAGGAATTTTCCTAGATTGACAAAAAGTCGCAAATTTTAAGGTAACGCAACTAACGTTAGTCAGGTGAGTTGCGGTGGTGAAAAAGGGGGTTGACAAGCAAGTGACGTAGTGATATGCTACTAACGACTACTTATTGCTACCAAGTGGGAAAACACCATGACAGAAAAACGTTCAGTGAGTTTTAATCAATATACGATAGAGATAGTTGGCAAAGCGGCGGAGATGTGGCCGGAAAGCGCTGATAACTTTTCAGGGCTGGTACAAAGCATTATCGCTGATTGGGATCGGATTCGCGCCGGTGGTGGTGGAAAAACGCAGCGCATCAATGAACGATTAGACCGCCACGAATCATTGCTGCTATACCACAGTGAATTACTGCGCCGGCTATGTGAGCAAAGCGGCGTGGAGGTGCCTAATGTGTGAGCGCCAGTACGATATGACCGCCGTTGCCGCTTTGCAACAGGCTGCTGCCAACGTGGAAGCGGAGCGGCGCCGACTGTACCGGGATGAACTGGCGCAGGAGCTACGCCAACGGCTAGCATCGCGGCGCAAGACGCGCGCCGTGCTAATGTACATTGAAGAATTTGAGCAGTGGTTAAATGAACTAGCGCCTGTTGTCACCTGCGACAATCCGGCGAACTAACAGAGTCGCCTGCGGGCAAGTGCGTACTCACTAACCCGCAGACTAACCGTATACTGGCCAAGATCATGCCTTGGTTTGTACCGGCTGCTATCAGTGTAGCAGTAGCGGTGCAATCTCCGCAATCCTGGCCAATGTCGTCAGGATTTTTTAATTGGAGGTTGCGTGAAACCAGGAAAGAATTTCGAGATCCTAGACCGCATTCTGCAAGGCGGTTCACTTGCCGACATTCCTATCAGCAGCGTTGGCGGTGAGGAAGATGAAGCGCATGAGCGGCGCCAGCCGCTGACGGAGGAAGAAGCACAAGCTCGACGGAGTTGGTTTGACAAGACGCAGAAGGGGGTGAAATGAGCAAGAACTTTGGACGGCCATTCTCGTCTTCAGACGAGCCGCAAACGCTAGTGACGCCTAAGCGACGACGCCACCTAATTGATCATATCGCTTTCTGGGGGACGCTTGCTTGTGTCCTCGTGTGGGCGCCATCGCTGATGGTGGGAGCAGTAGCCATTAGCCTGGCCGCTGGTTGGCCGCTGCTGCTGATAGTAGGCGGGGCCATGTTGGTAGCGTGGTTAGTTTTGGAATGAGCAGACTATGAAATGGTATTTTTTGATTGTAGGCATCTGCGGCGCTCCATTCACCGCTGGTTGGTCGCTTCTCCTGGGGCTGGTGGCGTGCGCTGTGGTCGGGGCTGGACAATCTGTGCGCGATGAAACTAGCGCCCGGATATCTCAATCCGCCACACCGATCGGTGTGCTGGGCTGGGCAATCGTTGGAGTACTGGCGATTGTGGGACTAATGGCCATATTTGGCGCTGCGTTGGTCGGGGCGCTGGAAGGGCTGGAAGGGCTATGAAAAAAACACTCGCAACAATATCGATTACTTTTGGCTGCCTGACAACGATCCTGGCCCTTTGCCTGGGCGCTATGGTGATAGCAACGTCGTGCGAAGCGATTGCCACCGCTAGCGCTACAAAAGTTGTGGCGTATGAGCAGACAGCGCAGACGCAAATCAACGCAGACGCCAGCGTCGAGATAGCCCGCATCAACGCAGACGCCAGCGTCGAGATAGCGCAGACAAACGCCGACGCCACCAAGAAAACGTCATGGGCGTTTCTGGGCATGACCATCTGGCAGACGGCGACGCTGATTTGGACGGTCGCTATTGCGCTATTCCTGATGTATCGAAAGGGGTGGATATGAAACGGCTGATTTTCCCTACGCTAATGCTGTTTGTGTGCATGGCGGCACTGGCGGCCCTGGACAAATCGACGCTGGACACTCCACATGCTATCACGCTGACCGGCGGTCAGATCATCGGCGGCGTTGCGGTTGTAGTCGGCGGCCTTTGGCTGATGGGAAAGAGGTGAACTCATGATAACCATCAACACAGTGCGCCGTGTGGTCTACCTGAGCCGGGCCGGGTGCAATGCGCTCTTTGCCTGGCTGCTGGACAATGGCCGCCTGGCGTGGGGTTTTGATGCCGCCGTCGAGTATGTTTTTGTGGAGGTGAGCGCATGAGCAAGCAGATTGTCATTACCCGACAGTATGACCCGGACGGCGGGCCACCGACTACCGGTCAGCACATCAGCCCATACAGCAACCGCTACAACAGCAACCAAAACTTTGTGGCGCCGATTGCGCAGCCGTCTCGACGGCAACCAATGCAGGCAATCCCCGTCGATGTCAACTATGAAATTGCTGTGCCGTTACAGTCAACGCAGCACGTTGAAATGAGAACAACGGCGGTTGATCGGGCACATGGCTTTGCAATTCGCACGCGGCAACTAGGACTGATTATCGGTTTGGCCATCACTGTAGCGGCTATTGTTCTCGTCAAGGTTCCGATCTTGTCGTTTTGGTCGCTGGCCATTTACGTGATGACCTATGCAACCGTTTGGCTGTGGGCGTACTATCTCGACCTGAAACATTCGCCTGAAGGCATCGCACGCAACGAATCAGACCGCAAATGGGATGTGATTGAACGTCATCAGGCACGCATGTGGGATCATTACGATAGACTGATTACGGGGAATAACAATGACTGAATTAAAACAACTGTTGGATCGTGCATCGGCCATTACAGCAATCCAGGCGCCACCGGCTCTGCGGCAACGCATGGCCGACGCTGCAACAGAACTGAGCCTGATCGGTCATAGTCAAGCGCATTTAGATATTGCTGTGACCGCTATTGCACATCTCATCGCCGCCATCTACACGCCTGACGACGACGGGCGGTTGGCGAACGCTGATCAACGAACGGGCCGCATCCTCATGCGGCCATTGCCCTGGGGCGAAAGTGGCGCCGCCAAATGGGGTTTGCGCCGCTGGGAAGGGCAGTGCTTGCGCCGGCTGATGCTCGATAGGGTAGGCAGCCGGCGCCGACTGCCGTGCCTGTTTGACTACAACGCTGAGAGCCGTCAATGGCACATCAATTTGATTGATTATCCAACAGGTGAGGATGCGCTGGATTGGCTCAAGCGTGACGGGCCACGGCTGAGCGAGTGGCGCACGATTGTAAACGACTATCGCAGCGCTGCTCATCAGCGTATGTTGCGCCGCCGATAGACCGATTACACCTGTTCGGTTTACTTCGGTTTACCTGAACAGGTAGTGTTTATGTACTGTTTGTTTACCTTTTGTGTAGTTTGCGGTTTAGATGAAAGAGTAGGGTTACAGGCAATGATCATCGCACTAACTATCATCATCAGCATTATAGCGCTCCTGTCTGCTCGTGGCGCCGGTTTAACCGCCACCTGGCTAGGGACAGGCAGTGTAACAGCGTTTGTGTTGTTATTTATCATGACAGCCGTGCCGCAGTGCGCGGTGCTGTTTGACAGCCTGTGGATTGTGGCGCTCATTTGGTTTGGCGCTACCACGTTCTATCATCGGATTTTGACCGATGCGCGCCGACAAACGCCGCTGCGCGTCGGTCGCCGGTCGGGGTTTGTCTGGACGGTCGGTCGGTATACGGTTGGTGTAGCAGTGGGGGTGACAGCATGAGTACATTGCTATTAATTTTGCTTTTGGTGCTTATCGGTGCGGGCCTGTGGTTCGCGCTACGTGCGCTGGATGTGCTGTTAGCGTGGTTAGACAGTGAATAGGCTGATTGCCACGCTGCTGTTTTTCGGCTTTGTGTATGCTGTGCTGTGTGGCGACCTGCGCACGGCGGCAGCGCTGGCAGTGGCGATTACGGTGATAGAGTGGAGGGGGAAGTGAACGAAAAAACTGTATACGAGAATATTGAGTATCATTATGACAAATCGCTTGGACTGATTACACACTTTGTCACCAAGCTGGCCGATGAAGCGGTAGAGATGACAGCGCGCGGTGTGGCTCTTGCGGCGCCATTGCCCAATGCGATTAGTATGTACAATATTACTCAGCATGATCTTGGGTGGTCATGGGTAGCGTCATTTGCTTTTTCGTTGGCGCTGGAAGTTGTCGTGTTTTTATTGGTTGAAATTGCGCTCATGCAATGGGATGGCTACTTAGCACATCCACATCGCTACAAAGCGCCGTTCATCGGCATGATTGCCACGGTATGCGTATCGGTATCGGTGGTAATGGGTTTTGTGTTCTGGCTAGAGCCTCACAAGATCATGGCTCTGTTACCGATTATTAGTTTATGCTCATTCGTTGGGATTGGGCTAAAGAGATGGCATGAGCAGAATTTGTCAAGAGATGTAAAGCCTGCAAAAAGTGTAAAGCCCGCTGTAAAATTAACTGTAAACGAAGGTGTAAAATCTGTGCAGACGGATGCAAATCAGTCATTTACACAACGTCAATCCGAACTACTGAAACTGTTGTCAAATCTAGACGGAAAGCCGGCAGAATCTGTAAACAAATCAGAATTGGCTAGACAGTTGAAAGTGTCAAGACCTACACTAAACAAAGAGTTTGACATTTTACAAGTGGCGGGTGCTGTTACGTTGAATGGACATTTGAAGGTGAACGGAGCCTAATCAATGACAACCGAAACCCACTATGAATTCCAGATCCACGTCTGCACGCCAGCGCTCCCTGATTGGTGGTTGACGGTCAACGCCGACCATCGCTGCAACACGGTAGACGATGCTGAGTTTGCCGGGCGTGAGTTCATGATGTTCGGGGAGTGGCGGATTGTGCGAGTGACAACGAGGACTGATGTAGTGAAGGAAGGGAAACGTGACTGACATTGACCGCATTGTCTACAAAGACCGCATTCAGCGCTGCGCACTAGAACTGCTGCAAAATGCCGACGTGCAAGCAGACGTGTACCCACATGGCGTCATTCTGTTTGTCACGCTGTACAACCTCGGTCATATCCAGATATTAGTGCGCTGGGAAGATGACTTGTCAATGGACTGGCTAGCTGGCAAGCTTGAGACGGAAATGGCGCAACTATGTAAGCGGAAGTACTTCCGCCTGACAAACTCCTGACACCTATTGCGTTTTTGGTGAGGTTGTGCTATAGTATCGTTAACTATCGATACATTTAAGTAGGCGGGTGTGGATGACAGCGGAAAAAGACGACCTGAAAGAATTTTTCGTAATACTGCGTCAGGCGCTTTTGATGGTTGTCCGCTGGATTGAAAAACGCTACGGACTACAACCGTCTAAATAAGTGCCAGTACCGTCACTGGTCCCGGCTCAACCGTTACGACCGCGCTCTATGCTCTGTTGCATAGAGCGCTTTTATTTTTTGGTCGGTATCCCATGCGCAACCCTGATGACGCTCTGCAAACTGCGCTGGTGTTGTTTCTCCTGTTTTTGTTGTTCTACCTGTTAGCGGTTAGGTGTGTTGTATGAGAATCAGCGAATGGGCTAAACAATTCGGAATCACCGTAGAGGACGCAACCGGCGCGCCAGGGGAACTGGTCTACCGGGTCAAAGACATCTTTACGACGCGCAACGGTAGTTGGGAACCGTCTGACACACCGGGCAGCGTGCCACAGTGGGCGCGTGATGCCTACCTAAAACCGTTCGGGCATCCGCAGTATTTTGATGATGCCGGCGCTGATCACCATCTGTTTGGCGCTGTCATGGCCGACAGTGGCGCATTGCAGCCGTGGGGCACCATCCACTACTACACCTACACCGACAACAGCAACCATGCCGATATGCGTGTCAAAATGCACGGATGGGCCAACGTACCGCTTTTTGGTCACTCGCAAATTCCAGGGCCTTGGGCCTGGTATCCGAAGAATGGCCACAAAGCAGACATTGTGAAGGGCGGGGGCTTGCTAGGTGGCTACCATGTCAGCACGTTTGTGGTGTGGCAACTGGTCAAAAATGCGGTGATTGTGCCACCGATTGACCCGCCGACTGAGCCGCCGACATTGACGATAGAGCAGCGGGTAGCGGCGCTGGAAGCTGACAACAAAAAGTTGTGGGCGATTATAGGGCAATCAGCCACAAACGCTATGCATACTACAGCGCCGGGTGCTCACTTTACTATTGATGATGTGACAGTGCGACAGGGGGGACAGTGACATTCCCCACATCTGACTCGCATGTGACCGGCGTCGATATTGACCGAACAAACCTTGCAGGAGGGCAAGCCTCGCAGAGTACGAATATAAATCTTGCGCCAACCGATGCAATGCTGAGACAACCTGGCGTAGTCTACACGTTGCAGGAGGTATTTGCGCAAGTGAACCAGAAACTTGACGAACATAGCCGCCAACTAGCGGCAATTTGGGCCAAACTCGTAGCACTAGAATTTGAGCAATCGGCACTGACTCGTACCATTGACGAAATGAAAGACGATGATCGCACTGAGCATGATAGGGAGGAAAAGCGTCAGCAAGCGCTCTGGTTGCTATGGTTCCGATTTGGCACGATGATTGGCGTGATTGTAATTATCGTAATGTTAGCATGGTTAATTAGTCATCTAGGAGGATTACGATGAAACTACCAGGAATCATATACAGCCTGCTTTTGGCCATCGCTGCATGGGCCGTCGATTATTTTACTAGCGGTGCGGGTGCTGGTTTTCCTTGGGCACCTGTCCTCGTGGCTGCTGTGCCGGTGCTGCTCAAACTGATTGCGCCAGGTGAGGATGCGCCGGTTGCCGACGTTGGCACGCGTGGCATTGCGCCGGTGGCTAGTCGCAGCTATGTTGACAAAGTGTTGTGGGGGTGAGCATGACCATAGGTCACGCGCTTGGCGTGTACGGTGCGCTGTTCGCTCTGGCGGTGTTATTTTGGCTGGGCCGGGAGCGTGAGCCGTGGGCGTAACAATATTTCGACCGGGGCGGCAAGTCGTCATCCCGGCGCCTGGCGTGCAGGTGTGGACGCCATCATTGGGGTCTGCTGCGCTAGACTGGCGCATTGTGGGGCCATCTGTATGGAGTCAATACGAGGCGTTGCGCAGCACAAATTTTGGTACGCCCGCAGACACACTTTCGACGCCAACGGGTACGTATCCTGGCACCTATGCCTACGCTGGCGGCGTGCTGCTACCTGATGGACGCGTGTTCTGCGTGCCACGCAACGCCACATCCGCACGTATTTACAACCCGACGACCGACACACTTTCGACGCCAACGGGTACGTATCCTGGCGGCAATGCCTACTATGGCGGCGTGCTGCTACCTGATGGACGCGTGTTCTGCGTGCCGTACTACGCCACGAGCGCACGCATTTACAATCCAACAACCGACACGTTGACGACACCAACCGGCACGTATCCCGGCAGCGCTGCCTACTTTGGCGGCGTGCTGCTACCTGATGGACGCGTGTTCTGCGTGCCGTTGAACGCCACGAGCGCACGCATTTACAATCCAACAACCGACACGTTGACGACACCAACCGGCACGTATCCTGGCACCTATGCCTACTATGGCGGCGTGCTGCTACCTGATGGACGCGTGTTCTGCGTGCCGTACTACGCCACGAGCGCACGCATTTACAATCCAACAACCGACACGTTGACGACACCAACCGGTACGTATCCTGGCAGCTATGCCTACGCTGGCGGCGTGCTGCTACCTGATGGATGCGTGTTCTGCGTGCCGTACAACGCGACCTCGGCACGTATTTACAATCCAACAACCGACACGTTGACGACACCAACCGGTACGTATCCCGGCAGCGCTGCC